ATGTTTTTACAAGATCGCAACTTGTTAAGATCATTAATGATCTCTTTCAAAACCTGATCTTTCATCGTGTCTGTGATTACATAATACAAAGTTTGAATTTGATTGTTCAAAAATGAATTTAGGTTAAAAACCTTTCTCTTGTTTTTCAAAACGTCAAGCACATATCCATTTTGGATTAAAGTTATGTAAATGTCATAGTGACTATTTCTCCACATGAAATCAGCATGGTAAGTGGTGTGCGTTATCTGATCCCAAGCGATGGCACATGTCTTAGTGCCATCAATCAGTTCAGCAAGAATAATGTCTGGCTGCATTCCAATGAGTTGAAGTAGATTATCTGTCATAAATGACTAACTCCAGTTGACACAAATTTATAACCTTCACTTAAAATTGTTGTATTTGAACCATCATCCAAATTAAATTTATTTATTTTATCTGTACGACCAAAAGAATCTATTACGCTTGAATAATAAATTTCATTTCCTCCGTCGCTTGAAAAGTTATTTGAAATGACTTCTATGTCATAATCAACATCCACATGCCCAATTAAGGAGTTGTTGACAGGACAGGTTAGCCGAGCAATTCTTGCACGATTTGACGGTGTGTTATAATAATTAAACACTAAATCTATTTTATTCGGAAAAACTTTATTTTTTACAGCCGTTATTGCTCCGGTCCCTATATTAAAAAGGCCATTGTTAACGGGAATATGAATTACACCTAAATATCCATTGTAAAAATAATCAATATGCGAACCTGAAGAGGAAGGGTAAGTATAAAATAAATAACCATTTTTATAACCCATATCGATTATGTTTTTTTGTCCACGACCAAAAAGAACTTGACGACCTGATCCATTATAATTACAACTTATAACGGCCCCATTGTCGGCCGCTGGATAAAATACAAAATGATTGGCAAAATAAAGTTTTGTTCCACTAACCGCCATATGCGAAACACCAAGATTACTTTCTTGTATTTTTACAACATTAGATCCATTTATATTCATTCTATAAATGTCAGTTTTTGAGTTAGAATAAACCGCATAAAAGATTATTTTATTAACCGCATCTACGGCAAAGTTATAAATATACTGGGAACTCAATAAAACTGAAGATCCATTAACAAGAACTTTCTTTATTCCTACTTCATTTTGAGACAATGAGGCAACGTAAACATCCATAGGAACATGAGCCACTCCACCTACAACAATATTTCCAGATCCTTTCTCTAAATAAGGCATAGACTTAGCTATTCCGCCACATCTTACTCCGCCACTAGCCATGATGTTAATTGTGTAAATTATGCGAACTATAGAAGATCCTCTGACAACAACGCCACCATGTCCCGGCAAAAATTTAAGTACACTTGAAGATCCTCCAACTACAACACCACCTGTAGTAGTCTTAATGATCTTTCTAAGATACGCAGATGTTCCCCCAGCTACAACACCACCTTTTGATTTTATCCTATGATAGCGTCTACAATTGAGTTGACTTTGCAAAGCAGGCAAGAACGAATCATCTTGTTCAAGATAAAGATCTACGATTTGATACAAATCATCAATTTCTGCAACTGCATTTGAATCCACGTTATAAACAGATCTTCCGTTTCTTGCGAAATCTATCTTAAATGTGGTTTTTAGGTAAGTAAGAGACACGTCATAGTGTCTATCTTCAACTTTCCAATGAGTCTTATAGACCGCTGGACGGATCTTATTCCAAACCACGGCACAGCCCTTGGTTTTTTCGATCAATTCAAGAATTAATATTCTTGGATAGAGATAATCTATGCTGTAAAGATTGTCAATCGTTTGCATACCTGTATTTAGGCACAGGATAATAAATTACACATTTCACATAATCTCTTTCATCGCTTTGAAATACATCAAGTCCATTTTTTCCTGATGATCTTTGTGATAACAAATAATGTCGCTAGACACCATTGGCAAATCAGGATTATCTTTTTCTCTAAGTTCATCAATTGGATTATTAAAGAAATTGTCAGGATTGTAAAATTTAGCTCTGACTGTTCTGTATACGTATCCTAATTTTCTTATCGCTTCTGCGAGATTAGGCATGCTCCATGGCATTGATTCAATGAACATAATTGGCTTGAATTTCTCAATTGTGTTTTTTGATCCAATCAACGCCTTGAATTCATCTCCTTCGATGTCTAATTTAATAAAGTCGCATCTATCCAAATTTAGATCATCTATAGAAATCGTTTCTACTTGAAAATCGGATTCACATCTTGGCTCTTCTGTCAGATATACGCCACCATAGTGTTGCATAGGATCATCATAAAAAGAAATCCCATCTTTGTTTTTAAGCAATGGCGATGGACAAAATAACTTCTTGCCGGACACATCTCCAACAGCCTTGCAATGTGCTCTGACATTGTAAAGATTGTTAGAAGCAATATTGCCGCACATTGTGTAAAACAAAAATTCTTGAGGCTCAAACGCAATAACAATGCCAGCTTTTTTAGCCAAAGGAATTGTCATGTCGCCAATATTGGCTCCAGCGTCAATTACAACATCGCCAGCATTGATGAATCTGAGCATTAAATCAATTTGCTTTTCGTAGCATTCTCCATAAAGATCAAATGATCTCCCAGTCCATTTATCATTGGATAGGTACAACATAGGACCATGTTTGCAGTCCTTTATTTTGATCAAGAGTCAACCTCATGGTCAACAACCAATTCTGTTGTTGTTCTATAACTATCTGAATCAAAATGCTGTGTTGAGAATTCAAAAATTACAATATCTTCGATTGCTTGAATTTGATGTTTCAATCCGGGTTCCACATGAAAAGCAAATCCCGGCTTCATTTCTACACAAGAGAAATCTTGCTCATTAGAACCATATGTCAACCAAGCGTGCCCAGTCTCTGTAAACAAAACCTCGTCCTTTAAATCATGCGAATGATACGACAACCAATGTCCTTGTTTTATGAAAATTTTCTTTCCACAATATTTTTCGCCATTGCAAATCCAAAGTTCCCAACCCCATGGTTTACTTACAAAATTCATGTCTTTTGGTTTTATTAATCCGCTCATGATGTCTTCTTCCGGCTTCTTCATGGTTTATCTGGTGTGATGGACCAGTTCATGAAACACTGTTTCGTAAAAGTTGCCCATAGACACAAACTTACGTTTGTTTGGCACGGTGATCTCGTCTTTGTCCACTGAGTAAAATGCTCGATTTCCACGATAGTTGATCTTGGCTGAAAGGCATCAAAAATAATTTAAGGCAGGTCTATATTGACGCATCAAATTGGGAATCTCATCCTGATAAGTTCCCTGATGTCCTATTCATTAAAATAAACGCCTTTTTTCCCTCGGATGCCCAAATATGGCTGGTTCGCTGCATTGTAAGCAGCCCACACATCATCATCATAGAATTCTGAGATCGCTTTTAAGAAAAAAGGAATCGCTTCATCCAAATTATGTGGCACAAAATGGTTGGCATCTACACCAACGTTCACCGAATTCAATTGATACTTCCATGCCCCATGGATATGCCCTACTAGATTGAACATACCATGAACTGCACGACTTGGATAATGTGTTAAATTACACTGAATCCCAGCCACGTCGAGTTCCAGACCTTTACCTTCGGGAATAACTTCCTGAAAATGCTTCAACAACTGATCGTCTGTAAAAACACGATCATGATTTCCACGCAAGACAATCTTTTTTGCCATTGAACCGATCAACTTCTTCAAGAAATTCTGGATACTTCTGGTAGCAGACATCTCCTACCACGTAGACCAAATCATCCGGTCCAACAATTGCATTATGTCGTTCAACCAAAACTTCGATCATCTCACGCTGATCTTTGAATGGTCTTTGCATGATTGCCATACGATCTTCGCCCAAATGCCAATCGGCTGTAATCCATCTTATCATCTATATAAATCCTTAAAAATTTATCGGTTAGAAGCAACTAAAAGTAGAGACTTCAGATCATTATAAATAACAACGGCGTCTTTATTTTCTTGACAAATTAACCAATCCAAATATCTATTATTTGGAGCATCATTTGGTCGTCCATAAAGAACACGTTCTGGAGACTTAGCAACCCAATATCCAAATTCTATGTTGGTGGTCAAAGCAGGCATATCTTCCATATGCCGAGGAACCCAAAATAGAATTGTTGACGCTAATTCCAGTCCTATACGTTCCCATTGAACTTGATCTGTATAATCAAATTGCACAGACCAATCTTTCCTTTCTGGAATTAAGACGGTTCCATCAAATCCAGCTTCTTTTAGAATCTCTATCGCTTTAGGTCGCCATGAAACAACATCAGATTTTCTTGGTGTTGGACCAGCTAAAAAAATCGCCTTGCCACAACCATCGAAATGACCTTCATCTGAATACAAAACTTTCAACTTTATCTCCTTGTTTAAGAAATTTTTAAAGTGCCTGTATTCCAAATATCGCCATTTTCCATACGCTTTTCATCTTCGTAACACATTGTATTACGTCTGTAAGTTTCATGTTTAACATGATCAAGAACGCCTCGAATCACTAATTGGCGACGAAAAGCCATGGTTGCATCTTTGTTATTTCCCGAAACACTAAATGTCTCCATCTGACTGATGATCTTATCCAAAACACCATTCAGATATGCTCTAATCCCATAACCTGCTCTGGCAAATGCTGCGGCGTCTCCAAGAAAACCCCAATACACAGCACTTACAGCATAATTCATCTCTCCTGCTGCTGACATTGGATCAGATCGACTGAGCGAAGCAGCAATGCTATCAGCAGCATTTTCCAATGATTTTCTCTTGCTTTCATTAAAGAAAGTAGAGTTGAATGCAGGACTTGTATAGTCCGGTGTTCCTAAGAACTTTCTGAGCAAACGATTGACAAAAAATCCAAAAAACTCTCCTTTAAGATAAGGATTGTCGTTAGGGTCATTAAGAATCCCTAATACGGATTCTATAAATCCTTGATATTTGTCTCTGTCTTCTGTTTTAATATATGGCATTGTTATATTCCTTTAAATTCAAATACAAAATGATCCACGAATTGGACCAATTTACTATCAATTGTTTCATAAAGTTCTTCAATCGTTCCATCATTCCTGACGAACGCATCAAACTGGTTCATGTATTCTGGTGGTTTGACAACTTCAGGCAAAATTTCATCCAATGTTGCATAGTCAATATCTCTCAAATCCACGAACTTTGTAGTGGGAGAAAATGCTTTAAGGCACCAATCGATATATGGTCGAATCTCTGCTTCTGACGCATTTGGATCATCATTAAGTCTGTCGGGTCTTCCTACAAGAATGTTAAGCCCTCCTTCGGACCTAACACGCCTGAACTCGTTGATATAGCGAACATCAGAAATTATTTTTGGCAATGTGTCACGGAAAGCAAGATCCATCCAAATCTTTGCCATGATTTTTCGAAAACCATCACCAATAAATTGAAGAGCCTGTCGTACAGGCATATCAAATCCGGGAGGATTTTCTGGCTTAACTTTCCACTTTTCAACAAATTCAGAATCGACACCAAACATCTCGCAAAAAACTCGTTTTACATTTGATGCAAATGCCCGTCTGTACCATTTTCCTTCAGACTTACTATTCAGTCTTTCGCACAGACGATCTGCCAAAGTGTCTTTGCCATGTTGTGCTTGAGAAGCAACGCCAATTACAAATGCCATATATTTCCTCCTTAAGTTTATTTCGACAAAGCATCTATCTTATTCTGGATAGTTTCTCTGCTAACAAGTCCTGTCAACTGATCAACTACCTGTCCGTCTTTCATAAACAGCAACTTTGGAATTGCCGATATGTTATACCTAGCTGCAATATTTGCATTTTGATCTGTATCAACCTTTGCAATTTTTGCACCAGTTACAGATTCCAATACTGGGGCAAGCATACGACAAGGACCACACCATGCAGCATGAAAATCAACAAGAACCAATCCTGTGCTTGTTTCTGAATCAAAATTTGATTCATTAAGTTCTATCATTTTTTCTTCCTTGTTTGAATTAATAGTTTAAGCAACTGTATTATAGTGTGATTCAGGATTTATTGAGTGTTCCTGTATTTCACCATTTTTTAAGAAGAGAGTCAACATCAATATGACTAAGAAAAAAATAAAACGAATCTGTATGAACTGTAAGCTTTACAATTCAAAAGCTGAAGAATGCTCTGTTGTTGTTCTTCATGAAGGAAAGAGGCTTAAAGTGCCAATGTGGCCAGAAGATAGATGTATGTACGAATCCGAATATTTTGATCCAACTACAAAATCAATGGAAAACTTTACAGACGATATTCAAGAAGTGAAGTTCTGGGTTGAAAACGAAAAAGGAGATAAAGTCAAAGGAGACGGCATTGTTAAAATTCAATATCCAAAAGGATTTTTTGGCAAAGAAAAAGAAATCAATGAAAACGAAGATGTCTAAAATCCATCTTTATTCCAATTTACAATATTTTCTTCTTTAACCACTTTTTTCTTATTCCAAATTTCGTCAAATAACAAACATTCAGAAGATCCAACTTTGCGAACGCTCATTCGAGCAGTGCCTTCTGGATCATATGTCTTAATGAAAAAAGCACATTTGATTAATGTAGAAAAATTATACAAAAAACGCAAATTTCCATCGCCTGTATCAATTAAAACTTCATACATCTATGTTTTCCTTAAGCTCTTCAAACAGTTTTTCTACTGTAACATTTCCAGTAAACTCAAGAACATGTTTCAATCTTTGATGAGTTATTTTTTTGATGTCAAAAATTGACAATACATCTTTATAATCTGTATCTCCGTAGATCATTTTGCAATGATCTATTGTCAAGACACGTTCTACAGCATCCTTTAATTCTTTCAACACCAAACAAATTCTACCTCTTTTGTTTCCAAGAACAGCACCAAGTCCATGTAAACACTTAATGCTGCTCAAATCTCCATTATCGCTTCTTAATCTATAAACAACGTAATTCTCTTCGTATCCAACAGGATTGTATAGTTCTGGATATTGAAGAATGAGATATCCAAATGCGACTTCATCTTGAAAGCATCGGTCATTAGCAGTTGGCACTTTGTCTCTTAGTTCATCAAAGAACTCTATGTCTCCAATTATCACACGAGCGATAATGTTTTTCCAAATACTGAACACTTCTTTAGAAACAGAAGTGGTTTTATCAAAGTACCAGACTCCAGTGTTTGAAGAACAATAGAACTTTGTGATATCTCCGTTGTCCTCTTGTTCGTTAAGAGGCAGAGGATTTTTAAGCCAGAAGATATCTGAATCAGTGAACAGTATTTTATTATATCCAATCTGATGAGCATATGCCCAGACATCCCAAACACGGGAGCACAACTTTGATGATTTTGGCAAAGACAAATTAAGCAGAGGATTCCACTTCACAACTTTGAAGTTAAGCAATTCTGGGAATACACCCCAATCCTCTGTATCTCTTTGACTAAGATCTAAAACCGTCACAGGCACACTTTTATTGTGTTCCCGTAGAACGGCAATGGATAGAACAACTGGATTAGCCATATCTTGATATGGCTTAACTGTAGGTTCATCGCACCACCAATGATACAAAATCATTGGCTTTTGTTCTTTAATCATCAATCGACGCTTTCAACTCTATCAAACGAGCACCTTCCAGTGCTTCTTCAGCCAGCTTGGTGCTACATTTCATAATCTTGGCAATCGTGCCAACATCATAGTTTAAGAAGTCGCCAAGACTTTTAATCTTCTTGTCTTTGAGTCTGTTTGCTCTAACGTGTCCAACATTTGGAATCTGGACCAATTCAACTAGATCGGCTTCAACTCCATATTGAAGACGCATCTTAAAAGTCTTAAACCAATTTTGTTTTTCCCACTTACAACTCATATTGTCGAGGGCATTAATGACCTGCATCGTTCGTTCCAGATCGACTAACATTGCTCCTTGAAGAGCAGCAAATACATCATTTTTCTTTCCCTTCAACATGTTGAAGTAAACGAACCCGTATTTAATTGCTCCCGGAAGAAATGTCGATTCACCGAACATTCGTTCGACTTTTCCTTGGAATGTTGCCATCTGTTCTTTCTCATAACGATTAGCGATAGCCCACTTGTTCGTGTCCACATTGCCCATCGCCATCGCCAAGGCATAATCATTATCTTCAAGCTTTTGGTCAAATACCTGTTTGAAGTTACGTCGCAGATCAGAAACATCAAAAGGACTGTAATAAAACATTGAGGCGACTTTTCCGACAGCGGTACATTTGTACTCGCCATCTTCGACAACGATCGCTCTGCACTGTTCCAGCATTTTAATTGTGCGGTCAACGACCGCATCATTGAAGTCTTGGTCCTGATGATGTGCCAAGCTCTTGCGAAACCATTGATGAAACCCTTCTTTTGTTTTTATGCTTCCGTGATGAATTTCACTTACAACATGAAAAGCCAAGGTTTTATAATGTGGATTTTCATCTGTTCCAACATATTCCAACATCGTTGATCGAATTGGAGACTTCTTTTTCAATCTGGCAATATGTTCGTCTTTGCTGCTCTCAGGCACCAAAATATACGCATCGCCACGAGGATCATATTTTGGACGACCAGCACGACCAACTTCTTGCCAGATATCGTAATTTTCGACTAACTGCAAGCCACGATGAACGCCAGTGACAATTACACGTCGAGCAGGAAGATTCAGTCCCCACGCCAAAGTTGAAGTCGCAACAACAACTCTGAAACTCGGATCATTCTTAAAACGATCCTCAAGATCACGTCGTTTTTTTAGACCTAAATCAGCATTGTGGAATTCAGCAATTACTCCATGATGGTCAAGCTCCTTAACCATCAAATTTCCTGTACGCTTAGTATGAACAAAGATCAGGAATTTGTCATTTGGATAATAATCGACAATAGAGCACGCCGTACTTATCTTCTGATTCTCTTTGTCGTCATACATCTTATCGCCGTCGTAGTACGCTTCATAGTGAATGCTCAGCGGACAAGGACGATAATCTGATTCCAAGAAGTAAGTGTCTCTTCCAGTCAGGTTGGTAATCCAACCACAGATCTCATCAACATTCGGCATAGTAGCTGACAACAGAACAATCCTAACTTTAGGATTTATGTCCATCATCTTCATCAAAGCGACCTCGATGTGATCTCCTCGATTCGGAACAGTCAACAAGTGGCTTTCATCAAATACGATAGTTCCGACATCGGCCAAAAATTTACTCTTGTCTGATTTACTGTTGCGACATCTGCTTGCCAACATTTCTGGAGTCATGACAATCAAATCAGATTTATCTAACTCAGATATTCTGCTGCCAGTGAATCTAAAGTCACCAGTAACAATGGCTGTATTGACGTTGCTGAAGTGATGTTTGCTATCAGTCCAATCCTGTTCTTTTTCACTAGCAAGAGCTTTCAATGGTCCAACGTAGATTCCCTTGCCACCACGCTTGCGAATTTCGTAAGCAAGATACATTTCAGAACAGATAGTTTTTCCTGCTGATGTTGCGGCTGCGATGGCAACATTGCTGTCTCCTGCAAAGGTGTCCATGAGACGACTTTGAACTGGATTAAAGTCATCAAACTCCCATGAGGCATACTCATAGTCTTTTGTTGGAACCAAAGCAGAACTATCACTAATCCTAATCACTTCAGCCATTATTGCCGCTCCTATGATGTGGCTTGCAACTGTATTTAATGAAATTGTTTATAACGAACACAACGCAAGACATCAAGTGCATCTTCAACAGCAGTGTGTTCTACTGTTTTTTCAACTCTCGCTCTTCTTAAGCATTCTTCAAGATTAGGAGGAACAATGTCTTTGACAGAATCGTAGAACATGCTACCAACATCAAGAATTCTCCGATGAAAATTTGTAGAATTTCCAAACCCAATCTTCTGTAAAAATTTCAGGTCAAAATTTGCAAAGTTCTTTCCGATGATAACAATTTTATCCAATCCATGTTCTTTAAGCCATGAAGAAAAATTTTCATCAAGAATATCGGTCGGAATATAGTTGTAACCTTTTTCACGGCTAGCAATTCTCTTAAAGATAGTGCCGTGCATAGCCATAGCGGCAATTTCTCCTTGATATCTGTTTTTGTCATTGGTTAAATAACAATGATATCTTGGAAGATCTTCCAGCGGAGTGTCCAAGTCATCTAATACTGCTCCAAATTCAATAATGTCGCAATAATTTTCATCGAGACCTAGTGTCTCGATATCAATGCTGACAAACTTCCATTCTTTTGCTTTTGCTTTTACTAGCGATGGACCAAACATACTTGTTTTCCTTATTGAATGACGTGAAAATAAGTAAGGCGGAACTACCCGCCTTACTTATTTATTAATTACCGACGTTCTGTTTGAACACCTCGTTTTTTGTACTCTTTTTGTAAAACTTCTGTGATCAAATCGCAGAAGTTATAAACTTCATCGGCTGATTTTGCAGACCCAAACATTGCATCCATCGCCTTGAAATGGCTGATAAAATCCAATGCTTCTGCAATATCACCCTGAAGTCTTTCATTCAATCGAGTGTTGAGAAAGCGTAGATCTTCCTCAGAAATTGAGCCAACAAACTCTACTATTGTATTCCTGCTCATGGTATGCCTCACATGAAAATATTGATTGCAGAAAAACTGGAACGGTTGCTCCAGTTGAACTGGACAGAATTCCTAGATCGCCAACAAATTGTACGGCTATGCTTAGAATACGCCCGTAATGCAGCTTACAAAACGCTGCAACAAAAAGAAATCCCTAAAATACAATTCCGAGCGTCTGTAACAAAATTTATAGTTACAGAAATTACTCCAGAATTTGAAATTTGGATTGAGTTCAGTGTGCCGAAGGACAATGGAGTCGTCATCGGCACGCATGTATTATCCCTGAGATTGTCCGGAGAGGTCAAACTTAAAGAATCACATGGAACCCATTTTTTAATGGAAACTACTAAACAACATCTAAAGTGCGGACAAGAGTTCCATGATTGCCCAGCACACGATCTTCACAAATAATCGTATCGTCGCCGTCTTCAAACTGCAAGCCCAAATTAAATGAATCTAACATTGCTGAACGGCCATCTTTAGATGTTGAAACAACATAACAATAATCATCAACTTTCTTTAATTGACCGTGCTTGTCTTCTTGTGTTATTCCAATTTCGAGGGTGATACCATCTGGTAACAAAAGAGAAACATGTCCATTTTCCAAAAGTTGCTGAATCATCATATACTGAAGTTTGAGTTCTTTAGCGTTTTTCATTGTGCTTGCCTCTCGATAAAACGACGTTGAATGTATTTATCCAAAAGCACATTCAAATCAGAACAAATCTACAGTTCCGGGGTGTAATAAATGAAAATCAAAACCTTCATAACTTGTTGGGCTAGTCTTCTTTCCCGGAGACAAACGCTTTTCTTCTAAGGATTTTACAGCCCAACAATAAACTTTCCTATTGTGTCTAAAAAAATCAATATATGCCAAATTTTTTTTTCCCATAAAAAATTGCCCAACTTTACACACAATATTAAATGGAATAAACGGAACTTGTGGAGATTGTATTTGTAAAGTTTCTAAACAATACTGCTCATAATCAGCTTTACTGTAACAAACAATCAATTCATAACCATCAACCATAATAATTCTTTGCTTAAAACACAAAATTTTCTGTTCTTCTTCAAAAGAAACTTTTGGAAATGTATAAGGAATTAAATGATCGGCCATCGCCTTCATAGAATCCACAGAATGTGTAATATCATCGTTCATTATGGGTATGTACCAGTTGTCAATAAATTTACATAAATCTATGCAAATGCCAACAAAAAAAGGGTTTCAAGTGAAAAATGTTCCAAAAATTAGGTTTTTCTGAACGGCTTGTACCCATCATGCGATCCACTTCTGTCCATAAAGATTGTCTTCAACATCATTGATCCTTGATAAATTTGAATCTATCTCTAAAAACTGCTTTCGACAAACAGAGCGGCCAGATTTAGACCATATTGCAGAATTTGCCGCATCCACTCCATTTCTTCTAATTCTGTCCATAAACCACTGTCGAACCTGCTGCATTCCCGGAGACAACGGCTTGTCAAATTTCAGCAAACTATAAACTTCTTGGAAATCCAACCAAGCTAATCCTGAATGTTGATTGCCGTAACTATATGGTCTTGGAAGTCTTTTGTATTTGGTAACTTCAACAAAATGAATCAATAACCTGATCCAATTCTTTACAAAATATGGATCAAGACAAGCAGTATTCTCAGCAATTCTAAATTCTATTGTTTGACGACGATCATTCCCAGCAGAAAATCCGCCACCACGGATAAAATGAAATGTGTTGATAGAACCATATTTTGATTGAGAAATACGAGTTACAAGCTCCATTGGTCGCATATCAAATTCTGTGCCAAACCAATCTGTCATGCTTATGCACTGACAATAACGATTCATCTTCCTTTGAGATGGAACAGAATCAAAAAATACATGTTCGCATTTAATATAATAGGCAATTACAGATGCCATCTGTTGTAAGTCTAAATCATTTACACTAACATGCACATGTAAAGAACAAAGATGATTAGCTTTTATTTTTGGGTCTTTAGAAAGTTCATCTACAACACGTATTAGATTATTTAGACCATACCACCCTTTTAACACAGGCGTGTTAATCTCAAAACCGCAACTCATATCATGTTTAATGATCCAGTTATTATTGTTGTGAACAAAATCCCATGGGGCTATTTCAACTTTTCCCTTAGATATTTTCTTTACAATGCAAGCCACATAGTCTGCACCGTTCGGTATTTCCCCAGCATCTGGATCTGGTCTTTTAATAAGACCATCCAAAGTATTGAGTTCAATTTCTACGCCAAATCTTCTTAAAGATCGACAATCAATAGGTCTGTTCATATCTTGATATTTTAGATATAATGTAACTATCAGTCAATCCATGTCAAGGGAGAATTATGAATAACTGTTTGCTTGTAAAAACCCCGGACAAGAGGAAGTTTCTTGTCAATGAAAAAAATATGCCGTCTATTATTGAATTTGTAAAAACGTTCCATGCAGAAGTGTATCAAGTGGAAGTATTAAAAGGCGAAATCATAAACCATCTAAAAAATCTCGCCGGTGCAATATGTAACCTTGATTACAACACAGAAATGGATATCAAGATTATTGAGAAGATTTATCCAAAAAGCCGCCCAAGAAGCTCTATTTTGAATAATGCCAAAAAAATTAGAGAGTATATTTACGAAAAATTGTCAGAAGGAAATCCGGTATCGTTGAAAGACCTTAAGAAAAAATACAAAAATTGTGAAATTACCGACGCTTGTCTGTGTAATCACTTATCTGCCGTTAGAAAACAAATGGTAAGAAGCGGAAAACAAGTCAAGAAAATCGGTCAGGGGAATTATTGCTTGGTGGAGGCGAAGCTTTCTTGATGAGGATGGTATCAAACTATATTTTTACTTACGAAAAAAGGCAGATGGTCAGTATTGACCATCTGCCTTACTATCGTAGAAAAGTATTTTAATCTTCGCTTTCTTCGCTTTCTTCATCGTCATATCCACCAGTTTCAAATGGATTTCCATCAGCGTCGAATTGTACGTTCTTTTCTCCGTACTCTCCACTCTCAGTAGCCATTAATCCTCCGCCCCATCTATCAAGATACTCTTGAACTTCAGCTTCTGTTTCTGCGTCAATTAACTTTGGGCAATCAAGCAGAACTTGGATAGGAACTCTATTATCTGACTTCTTTGCTTTAAACTTATATTCAGCCAGTCCTTCTGGCAAATAATTTTCTGCAACTGAATAGGTGCCTTTGCCTGTAATTCTCTCATCAGAAATTAAACAGTTAAGCAAACCACTCAATGGATCTACTCCATCATCGAAATACAACTTAATATCATCAGCTACAATGAATGGACGGCAAGAACGATTCTTTACATTTTTTACCTGCATGTTGATGCCAGAAAATTTCTCCAAGTTCTTGTGTTCAATCTTTTTCTTAGCTGATGTTCTCATTCTTAGAGAAGCATAAAACTTCACTGCATTTCCACCCGGCGTTGTTTCTGGGTTTCCGTACATAACGCCAATCTTATCACGAGTCTGATTAATGAGGTAAACTGTTACGTCGTTTTCAACAACCATTGCTTGTAATTTACGCATCTCTGCTGAAATTACTTTAGCTCTTTCTCCCGGCTGTTCTTGACGTCCTACAATCGTCTTCCATTGAGCAGGATTATAATCCATCGGAAGTTTATTTTCTCTCAGTTCACGTTCACAAGGCGGAACAGTTAAAGAGTCAAATACAAAAAGAATTGGTTTTCTTTCAATTCCTAATTCTTTTTCTTTATCACGAATTTCTTTCGTAGTAGTGTGAATCTGTCTGAATGCTCGCTCCAAAGATGATGGTGCGTAACGTATAACTCGTTTCAAATTCAGATGGCTGACTTTTTTCATGAAATCTGCATTTGTTGCATTTTCGCAATCCAAGATCACAGCCCATCCATCAATTTGTTGAACTCCAAACAAACAATTTGACGCAATAAGTGATTTTCCAGAAGCCTCTGGACCATATGCTTCTGTGATTCTGTTTCCCGGAATGCCGCCTTTAATAAACCTACCAGAGCAGGAATAATTGATCGAAAGATTTCCAGTGTCAATAAAAAATTTGATGTCTTCAAGACAATCAAGAGTGTCTCCACCAGTTTTTTCTGCAATAGCAGCATATGCCGCATCCATGTCCACGACTGATGCGTCTGTTATTTTCTTCTTTGCCATAATAATAATAATATCCCTCTTAAAACAAGCTTTTAGTAAAAAAATGAGGAGCGGACTACTCATCCGCTCCTCTTTAGAAAAGGTTTACTTTTCCATATCTTCAAGAGCACTTAAGAAATCCTCATCTTCGATGGGAATATCTTCGCTCTTTGTCGAGACGCTTGTTTCAGAGGCGACTGTTTCAGAGGCTGGAACTCCAGCAGGAACGGACACACCGCCCGGCTTGTGATCCATCAATTCTTGCACTTCTTCAGCAGCCTTCTTGCCCCACTTGGCATCAAAACTGTTAGTATCGAACTTCTCGAAATCATCAGGAATCAATCCACGATGGATCGCTAGTTCTTTTTCCAAAACTTCAAGATCACGAGGATTGCGAAGTTTTGTCAAGTCGTGAAGTGCTTCTGCCCACTTCTTAACTTCTTCTGGATTTCCAGCAGGAGAAGTGCTGCGAGCGAAACCAGACCGATCATACTTCGGAAAACCGTCTCCACTGGTGACTTCCTTTCGAATGATGAAGTCATAACCAGACTTGAGGTCTGTGAAGTTGCCCAGCTTAGAATCTGGATCACCTTCTTCTCCAACAATGGCACGAATAAGTTGCTTATGCAACAACTTGCCTACGCTAAGAATTCGTGGCCCGACGTTCGTCAGGATTGCTCCCCCATCACCCGGCATTGAACGGACGATTGCGTTGTAATAGTAACGCTCAACTGGCTTAATGTTACGAGCCTCTTCTTTTAGCTTATTGGCTTCATTAACATGACCAGCTTTCTCCAACTTGTCCGCTTGTGCCCACAGACCACTGTAATAATCACAAACAGGACAGGCAATGGATCGTTCCCATTTTCCATTAACGAGCGGACGAGGGCAATGAATGCTGCGACCGTTCATTTTATGGGTTCTGTTATACTGATAAAGCTTCCCAGAACGCACTGGGGGCAAAATTCGTATACAAAGAGTGCCTGTTTGTCCGGGCTTTACATCCGGCATTGGGACGAACTGGTCAAGAAAATTCGCTTGACCAGATTCACTGAGACGAGCGTCTTCGCCCATCATTTCTTCGAGATCGAGTGTTCCAAAATCTGACATGGTTTTTACTCCGTAAATAGAAAAGTATCTGTAACAATGTGTTTCAGATGTTTATGTTATAGTTCTTTTCGCAAAACGGGTCAATGGACTTTAGCATTGTTTAAGAAATTTCTGTAGATTCATTCGAAGGAGCTTTTATTACAGAAATTTCTGCCGTGTCTTTCATCGGTTTGTTTACAGAAAAACTCGCACCAGAAGATCCGCCGACACCCATATCTGATTCATAAAATTCACGAGCAGCATTCATTTTTTCTTCCAAAGTGTAGTATCCTTCAGATTCAAGCCTCTCATTGATCTTCTCTTTTTGTGTTATCTCTCGATTGTGTTCTTCTTCTAGTGCTTTAAGAATCGCAATATTCTTTTCAAGCTGACTCAAAGTATTGTCACTTGCTTCAAACATTTCACGATCTGTCATCACTTGATCAAACTGTTCCAAATCACGCTGAAGTTTTTTAACTCTCTTCTGGCGAAGAATCTCTTCTTTTTCTTTGCGAATTGGAGCACGTATTGCTTCTCGTCTTACGAGAATTTTCTTGCGTGTGTCTCTTTCACGAGACACACGCTTCTGCAACTTTTTTTGTTGTTTAGATGTCATAATATTTCTTTCTTATCTTCTGTTAGGCCGCAAATCCGGCACTTGAAATAATTCTTCCGGTATGGTTCCATCATCTAACGGGACTCCAGCAGGAATATCCGTTTGATTAAGCCTCCGAACCTGCTTATAAGGCTGCGGCTGCCTTTCTTCTTGATGATTGCCAATTGTGAGTTCGTTTTCGTGCATAAGCTTTGGTCTTGAATCTCTTCTTCCGTTTGATCCTGAAAACCCCAATTGCTCATCTGCAATTAACCCCCTCCCAGCTACAGTAAAGTATTTCTCATCAAGAATCATTACCTTGCCCTCATCATCAGTCAAAGCAATTTCTTGAGCATCTAACCTTATATCGCCAGTGGCAGTCTTCTTAGGAATTACAGCATGAACAGAATATTTCTTGTCTTCTGTAAATCTCAACTTGTTCTTTCTAGCTTCATTCGTCCATTGAAGCGGCTCAAAATACACATAATAAATCACTTTGTTTTGATTAACCTGCGGTCTTGGATTTTGTTTTACTGGAACCCTACTGTTCCCGTCATATAGATTTGACATATCTGTAGAAGTTTTTTGTCTTTGCATCGCAGCGATTTCATGAGGTTGCATTCCGGGAGGAACAATCATTCCTTGAATTTGTGGCTGAATTTCTTCAATCAAATCTTCAGCCAACGCTTCAGCAGTGCTTCCCAAATTGTATTTTCTGTTCTTTAAGATTATCCCACGTCCATCAGCCGCCTCTTTAAAATTTATCTCGCTCTTGATGAGTTCATAAACTTTAACATCCACAACCCAAACATCTCGACGAGCTAATTGAGCCATGATGGCAGCAGCACACTTCTCTAACGGCATATCGTCGAATGCTTTTCCGACTTTAACAGTCTTGTCTTCTTTGACATCTGTGTTATAGCCACCATCTTCTTTGCGTGGATGGAAAATATAATTGATTTCGTATCCCATTTTTTCTCCTGTTACCTTATTTCTGGATAATGCCTACACCATAACGAGTGTTAAAAATTATTGGTTCACGGTTTTTTACCCTGCAAAACTCGTGAAAAACATCATGTTCTGTTATATAGTCTGCGACTAATAATCCTTCTGGAACCAAAAATTTCCACAAGAAATTCAGATGTTTCAGATATTTTTCTTCTCCAAAGTTTTCTGTAAGAAACCCAAGATCGAATCCAGAAAATTTCTTTGCATTAGGAATCTCAGTTTCCAATATATCATCCGTAAATGATATACAAGAAATAGGACCGGGCATAATATCATTAAAATATTTCGTGTTTAACTTCAAATTGGCTGTAATTATTTGAACAGTAAATGTTTTGTCGTTGTTCATCGCCAGCCAACTTTCAACTGTCTTACAACTTTTAAGGAAACATGCTCCTACAAGTCCAAGTTTGGCTCCAATCTGATAAACATTTTTTGATTTAAGCTGTTTTCCAAGATGGTAATAAAACGGCAAGTAGTTGCCATCCTTGTAATCTCCAGCATTTCTTGAAGATTCGTCTATAAGCTTGGTCCCAGACAACAAAATATCTGGAGATATTAAGCCTAACTCAAGTTGTTTGCGAATTAATTCAGAGTCCATAAACAAAAAGAGTGTGACAGAAGTTTTCTTCTGTCACACTCTCAGTTAGATGAAGGCACTTTCGAGAGTGCCTTGATACTATCGTTACGAATAGCATAGGCACAAGTAATGACATCATGTCTAGCCGCAGTTGTGTCTAATTCTTGTCAATCAGACACATAACCCCCATCTTTCATACTATAGTGACAACTATTCATATTATGTTTTAGTATTGAAATTTTCGACAAATTTTATTATACATAAGATATGGGAAATTTTAAAAAATTCATAGAATCAACTGGAATAGTCAGACACGATTTCAGCCATTTATCAAAAGATGAAAGATTAAAACAAGGAAAAGATATTGGAGAGAAATTTATTAAAGATGAACTTCTCAATCACGGAATCAAAATCGTCACAGTCGATAACATGATGTCACTTGACACTAAGTTGAAAATTGACGGATACCTCAACGGAAATCCCAGCGAACCAGTTCAAATTAAATTGAGAAAAACTGGTCGAGGTAGTGATGATATAGCATATGAACTAATTCTTGGCTTTGATCCAAAACTGCCAGTTGCAGATCAATTAAACAATCCAAGAACACAAGGTCGTGATTACAAAGGACAATCTGTAAAACATTATTTTGTTATGAATCAAGATGAAACCCAAATATATCACATTCCAGCAGATATGCTAAAAACAACAGCACTTGACGCTATAAAGCAAACTAGCGGAATAATCGACAGAGCGTTCAGAACGAAAAATGGTGTTGAAATAAGACCAACTACCGATAATAGTTCTGGCGTCTCAAAATTGATGGTTTTTATACCAGCAGAACGAGTCGCAAAAGAAGCATACACAGTGGGTCAAGGAAAAATCCAACCTACATTCGGTGCCAACTCTGGACCTCACACATCAATGTCAAAGAAAGATTTCAATATAGCTGCCGCAGAAGAACGATTAAAGAATCTTCAAGCAAAACAAAAATTAGCTAATGATTTTCGTAAACAAAAGCAGGCAACTCCTGCTCAAACTGATGTTGATATTTCATAATGCGTGTTCAAAATAGTTCGATAAACAGACATGTTCGGCACCTTTCTTTCGAACCAATAATTATCTTCTCCACGACCATGATAAATATTCTCAATTGCAGCAGCAACGGCTGGAGATCGTGACATGCCTGCATGACAATGAACTAAGAAACATTCTACCTGCGGCCACATCTCTTTGACAAAATCCAAAATTTGCTTAGCCTTCTGTGCGTCAAATATCAACTCAGGAGGCGTTGTTGGTCGAGGAAAATCAATGTCTTCAAATGACATGTTTAATAGACCAACCCGATTCTCTTTAGAAAGAATCGGGTTTTCGCCTACATTGTCAACAATGCTAATGCCTGCCCATGGCACAGAACATACAAACTTGCGAGCATCCGAAAGTGATCTTACTTCAATGGACCTTCTCATTATCTAAAATTTCTTTCTAGCATGTGTTGAAAGCCTTTTGCTGATTTTGTCAATTCCGGCTTTATTGTAATTGGCTTTGTGTTTCTAACACTAGCAGACAACTCAATCGTTATTTTTGATCCACCACGATATGGTTCAACTTTGATTACTGTTTTTTGGTCTTCAATCAATCCACTATGAACTTCAATAAGTTTTGAACTGTAATTGTAAGTGTCTCCAGAATCAGAAGAGGATTCACGCACTGTGAATTCCATCATACCTTTTTGTGTATCTTGTCTTAATCGTATATTGTCTCCATCCTTAGAAATTATTTCTCCGCCAGTTGATCTAGCGACTTCCTTTGGATGAGCCTTTAGCCATGTTGAGACAACACTTGGTTTTTCTCTAACTTCAAATTCTTTTGCGTGCCATGATTCTCCACCAAACGATGTAGATGTCACAAAAAATACGGCTACTACTGTGATTATTCCTTTAAGCATTTTTGTACCTGTAATTTGAAAACGAAAAGAGACCATACTGTTAACACAACAAGCATAGTCTCTCATCTGGTTTTATTTGAGTTCGGCACAAGCTTTCACTCATACAGTGCATAAAAGCTGGGAATTCCCAGCGATTTGCACAAAGAATGAACAAACTTCCTCATTAGCCTTCCTCTCTGCAATCCAGCTTGAAACATCATTGAGGTTAGTCTCATAACTATTCGAATTGGCAGATGACGGACTTAAACATATCTACACTTATGAATTACATAATTTAAGAAAGTGCCTTGATTCTATCCTATTGAATAGCATCAGTACATCGCAGAACGTAAGTCATCTGCGAATCCGCCTTTTTCATCTTCACTATAAGACTTGATTGTTTCTGAAATCAAATCATCATTAACTCCGCTGTGCATGTAACCTTTGCCACCCATGATGTCACTATTGAGCTTATCCATCATCTTGCGTTGCATGTGCCCCAAACTCTGAGCGTTGTCGTGATTCTTGTCCCAAGCACGCAAATGTTGCTTCAATCTATTGACAGCATATTTTGCATCATTAACTTTCTCTTTAAAAGCCACAACATCTGGATCAGCCTTTGCCTTTGCTTCAGCTAACTTGTCACTGCCGCCAGACTCCTTTGCTTCAATAAATCGATCAGCCGACAGTTTTTCATGGCGTAATTCGAAGTTCTGTAAATTCTTCTCAGCTAATGAGAGATAAGCTCCGAAATTGTCGTAGTAACCAGCTTCAGTCTGAATATATTGAGACAGATTGTTTTCATTGAAACGAAGGTTTTCTGGATCAATTTCAACAATAACTCCTGCAAACTCTAACTTCTCTTTTCTTGACATGATTTACCTTTCTTTTTTGTATGTTTTATATATGCCTTAATGTAATTTTATCATTTTTTTGTCGGAAAAACAAGTACGATTCTTTAGTCTTCTTTTTCGTCAACCGCTGGAAGGATTTCATCATCTTCTGGTGCAAACGGCTTAATGATGTGATCCATTTTTACATCATCAACTACACTTTCTTTATGAGAGTTAAGCAGTTGCATATATGTGGATTGATGTATTTCTGTAATTTTTAGATTTTGTTTATTGAAGCCAAGATAAATTTGGAAGCGACTCAAACCATCACGTTGCTTAATTACATACATCCTTCCAATTCCAAGCAATTTTTCTCCATCATTCTGCATTATAGAAAAACATCCATCCAATGGTCGTATCTGACCAAATGAATCAGCCAAATGTTCATCATCAAGACGACCGCCCTGATTTTTCTGAACTTCTTTCGATCCACGATTAGGCTGCATAGCAGTTGCTACAAAGACATTTTCTTCTGTAGCCAAAGCACGCAAATCACGAACAGTTTTTTCACGACTCTCGTAAGTCTTCATTCCGGGCATGTCGGCCATTTCGCCAACATAGTCCACAATCACAAAATCTGGATCAAATCCATGAAACCTGAGTTGTGAAATATAGGCTCTAACAGTGTTTACTGTAGCTGTGCCAGCCGGAAACTGCTTGATTACCAATGGCATTTTAGATTCATAATCTACGCCTTCAATCTTTGCCAATTCTTCAAATATGGACTCACGATGCCCATATAAGTTTTGCACTGGAAAACCAGTAAGAATGGAATCCATGCGGTCTGCCACTTTAACTTCTGCAAGTTCCAAAGAAATGTACACGCCCTTTTTGCCACGCATTAAATTTGTAGCTGAAAGACACGCCAACATTACTGATTTTCCAACCCCTGAACCAGCAACAAATGAGATGATTTCACCTCTGCCATAACCGCCACCATTGATTGATTTGTCAATGGATTCCAGCCCAGTTATAAACCGTTCTTTATCTTCTTCATCTGTAACCATATCAGCATATCTCTGCTGAATTGTCTTGAAATAATCAAGACCTACTTCAAAATTCTGATGCGTTGTCATCGCTGTACGCATCATTTCATATATTTTTGTCCAAGTTTCTTCCGATTCAGGACTCTTGTCAATTTCTTTCAGCGAATTAGTAAATGCTTGTTTTACTGATTGAATCTTTGCAAAGTATGTGATTTTGTCTTGCAAGTATTCACGAGCATCCAATCCCGGCTGAAAATAATCATAAAGAGTATTAATTTCACCAATGTAATAAGATAAAGCTTTATTGTCCTTAAGACTGCTTTTTATTTCTTGGACAATGAAATCTTTGCCCGGAAGTATTCGGTATTTCTTAAAGAAATTAAATGCTAAAAATGCGGCTTTTTGATGTGCTTTGTTTGTGAAATACGCTGGCTTTATAAGGTCTAAAGATTGCAACAGAAATTGTCTGTCACAAAGAACAAGAGCGATAATGTGTCTCTGAAACTCCTCATCCCAACTGTACTTAACATCAGTTCCGTCTTCGTCTGGATCAGATAATGTTGGATCGTCAAAAATATCACTCATTTATACCTCTTCTTTAACTAGGCTTGTTAGCCGAGATATTACAGAAAAGTCTGAATTTCGTCTAGTCAGCTTGAATAAGAAATCTGAACTGTGCAGGCAAGTGCCTTGATTCTATCCTATTGAATAGCATCAGCACAAGAAAAATCGGTCTTTTAGTGCCTTGATTCTATCCTATTGAATAGCATCAGCACTTGTTCTTTTTGTGGCTCTTCTGCCAACGTACTTTGCGTGCCTTGATTCTATCCTATTGAATAGCATCAGCACAGTAAGTCTGATTCGTGCCTTGATTCTATCCTATTGAATAGCATCAGCACTTTTGACACTTGATGACTTACTGGTCTCTTGCTGGTGCCTTAATTCTATCCTATTGAATAGCATCAGCACGAGGATCAAAGACCTTTGTGAGATCAAAGGTTTCAAGTGCCTTGATTCTATCCTAGCAATTTGACCGCTGTCGTCGGTTGCTTTGTGCCTTGATTCTATCCTATTGAATAGCATCAGCACCAAACCCTTTTTTGACATCACTAACTGGTGCCTTGATTCTATCCTATTGAATAGCATCAGCACACCCGAGTCTTCAGTGGACACGTGCCTTGATTCTATCCTATTGAATAGCATCAGCACCGAGGGGCAATTTTTCACCGTTTGTCGGCAATCAAAGTGCCTTAATTCTATCCTATTGAATAGCATCAGCACCTGATTTCAAGATTCGAATCTTGTCCAGTGAGTAACGTGCCTTGATTCTATCCTATTGAATAGCATCAGCACATGAATTTAACTGTTCTTGTCGTGTCATTGTGTCTAGTGCCTTGATTCTATCCTATTGAATAGCATCAGCACAAAATAGAAGTGAGTTCCCCGACCTGTAGTGACTTCCGTGCCTTGATTATATCCCATTGAATAGCATCAGCACTTGTGAGGGAAGAAGACTCAAATCTTATCTGACAAGTGCCTTGATTCTATCCTATTGAATAGCATCAGCACTGTTACTAACCGACACTCAACAAGCGGAGTCAAATGTGCCTTGATTCTATCCTATTGAATAGCATCAGCACCTCATTGCCGCCGTCAGGGTGATAGGTGCCTTGATTCTATCCTATTGAATAGCATCAGCACTGGTGTGTGTATTCCAGAAGAGAGAGGTTGAGAGGAGTGCCTTGATTCTATCCTATTGAATAGCATCAGCACCGTTGGTTCTATTTGTGTTTTTGACCAACTCAAGAGTGCCTTGATTCTATCCTATTGAATAGCATCAGCACGTGATCAATTGCTCAAAGTAGGCAGTTGGCTGTGAGTGCCTTGATTCTATCCTATTGAATAGCATCAGCACTTTAGTGTCTGACCTTTCCAGTGTGTATATCTGCTGTGCCTTGATTCTATCCTATTGAATAGCATCAGCACACAATTCCGTTTCCGCACATCCACGCAAACCTGTTGGTGCCTTGATTCTATCCTATTGAATAGCATCAGCACGCTTGTCGCTCAAGTTCTCTGATCTCATCAGGATAGTGCCTTGATTCTATCCTATTGAATAGCATCAGCACGTGTATCCACCTGCTGATAAATCTCCAGTTTCTAGTGCCTTGATTCTATCCTATTGAATAGCATCAGCACTTTTTCTGCTGGTGCGTCCGAAATTAACCCCCCAGTGCCTTGATTCTATCCTATTGAATAGCATCAGCACGTATACCCCCCAAAACTCAAAGCGTATGTCCTTTGTGCCTTGATTCTATCCTATTGAATAGCATCAGCACTGCTGGTCACACAGACAGCAGCAGTTAAGTTTGTGAGTGCCTTGATTCTATCCTATTGAATAGCATCAGCACATCTTGACGATCGTTTTCTTTACGAGACGCTTGCTGTGCCTTGATTCTATCCTATTGAATAGCATCAGCACCTCTAAGACAGCAAAACTTATCTTTCCTTCAGAGCCGTGCCTTGATTCTATCCTATTGAATAGCATCAGCACTGCTGTCTTCGTAAGTCCAATCAGCCAAACAACATAAACATTCAAAAATCATGCACGTGGCACAACTAAGCCGTATGATCTTTCAAAATCGTTTTAAAGTCAACGTCTTTTGTCGTAAGTGCTTTAGCACCAACATCTTTTGAAGAATCATGCACCTCTGGTAAGGCAAAATTGTTGTATCTTCCATCTGGATCACATGTTACGTCAAATTCTTGGCAATTCGGCTTCTCCACGGCTAATTGCTTGATTTTGTTTACCATCTCGTTGTGCAGTTCGCAAGTAACAATACAAGAGGAATGTGCATAAACAAACTGGTTAATCAATCGAGTTTGAGTGCTATCAATTTTTTTTGCAAATGTAACTCGACCTCTATCATCCGAAACAAATTTAGGGACAGAAGAACCGTACTTCAAATTGAAAAATCTCTTAATACGCTTGCCAATGGCTTCTTCAGGTTTCTTAATCGCATTGATGCTATCCTGAGTGGAATTCGGCTTATTTTCATATTCCTTGACATAGAATTTGTATGGACAAACAGAATGGTTTAAACCTTGAATCAAAATATTCATCGTGGCAGCCAGATCTGAATCAATCCAACCCAATTGTTTGTCTCTGACAACATACAACCTAGATTTGTTTTTGTCATCACGCCATCCGGGATTGGAAGTAACAGGATCGCTTTGTGAAGTGCCATTCTTGGCGACTTTTACAAAACCAACTCCAATTTTTTCAAGAGCTTCTATAATGTATTTTAATAATGTCGCCGCCGAAAACAAACGCAACAAAGCATTGTTGTTTTTGTCTGAATCAAATATGAAATCAAGATCTTCTCCAAACACAACATTACAATCTTTCATTTCATTGGCAATCTTTGACGCAAGTTGTCTCAAAACAAAATTTCTGAAATTTGCTCTGCTTTTATCAAACTTTGCGACTTTTACCAGTTTTTCTCCCGATTTCAAATGAATTCTATTATAAGATTCAGCCATTGAAGCACACTGATCCATAGCCTCAATCAAACGAATATTATCTGCACAATCACGATATCCTCCAGAACGCATCTCAAACTTAATTTTTCTCAAGCGAGAATTGATTTTTTTAACCCATGACTGAATTAAATATCGAGTTGAAGAAGATTTTGTGTCTCCACATAAAATCAAAAAATCACGAGTGTCTTCACCCACATGTTCTTTAACTGCGTTAGAAACTTTAAATTCTCTGATTGCTCCAATAACACGTCTGGCATCGTCTCTGATTTCTATCAAATTTTTGATTCTTGGACCATTTGCCACCAACATGAATGGTTTTTTAATGAGATTCCCTGAACCATAATCTAAAGCGTTTAACTGTCCGCTTTTGTCGTCACGATAAACAACTGCTTTAACGGCAGCGACAGGATTTGACACATTCAGATCAATAGCTCCGACGACTATTTTGTCAGGAAGATTCTCTACATTTTCTTTCTTTGGACAAGCCGACATAAAAAATTCTGCAATTTTGAAGTTTTTCTCGTCGTGATGAATCGAATAAGGGAGTGATACAAAAAACCCAGAATCTGTATTACGCAAACCAATCTCTTTAAGAACCCCAGAAATTTTATCTCCTGTATGAGATGCTGCTTTTACGGCCTTCTTGCCTTTACTTATCGACTTATGACAGAAATTCAAAGAATAACCAGTACGACCATTTTTATTCCTAATTTCATCAAAAACAATACCGCTGAAATAACAAGATGCAGCACACCTTATGACTCCGACACCGACGATTTCAATAAGCACATCGCCAGAATCTTCAACTGACACAGTGAAGTTTCCTAGAGATCCCTGCCCTACAGGAACTTTATAGTCATTTCTATTTGGATCGAAACAAGGATACAATTTTCTTTTTTCTAACTGTTTCTTTGTCCTCCAGCAAGAATAAGCTGACATAATTTCTGAATATGATGATTCAATCAGAATCCTGTATTTATTCTTCTTAAGTTCTTTAACAGCAAGTCTGATATCTGTTTTTTCTCCAGTTCCTTTTTTTACATGATCTATGCCTTTTGTCAAAACATACTTTGTGAGACCTGAATTTTTCGATTCTAATTCTGCTGCAAAACAACAAATAGAATCATAAACAGGCCCTTGTTTATCATTCATCGACAGTTTAATCTTTTCTGTTTCCAACAAATGGTTGTTGTACTTCTCGAAAATGGACCTCAAATCCCTGCCAACCATCTCTATGAGAATGCGACAATAATTACAATCTCTTGAACGAATGCAAGACAATCCAAATGCCAATCTGAGATCCACTCCTAGCGATCTTTCAATTGATGCCAATCTGGGAGACACTTCCGCCCAAATTTCAGGCAGTGGTAAATTTTTAACTCCATATTCCAACCATTCTTCAATGCAAATTTGAGAAAGTTGTTCATCGGTCTTGAAGTATTCTTTAATCTTGTTTTCATCGAGCAAAGGCAAGGCTGACAAAAAATCATTCTTTTTTTGTGTTAATTTAGCCTTCCCCAGAGACTTGTAATTTCTATAGAAAACATTGTAACAAGAAGAAGCATTTTCACCTCCTTTAAGAAGAAGTTCAATAAAACTAACTGCCAACTGTTCTTTTTTGGCGTCACCGATTGTTAATGATCTCAATCTTTCGGATTCTTCTTTAGATGTGTAAAACACTTCATCTTCGGCATTTGTGCCATAGCCAATTGCCATCCACCCAAAAAATAAATTCAAAAAAGAACGGTAGTCCGACTGTAAATCTGCATACCACTGCATGACTTCTTCAGCAGTATTCTTTGCCTTAAGGTTTCCGGTTCGAATAAAAGATCTTGTAGCCATTGATGTCCCTTTGAGTTGTTGATTGTAATCAAACAATCTTAAAGAACACAATCAATGTTGTCAACTCGAATCACATCAGAATTATCCTGTGTTAACTGAGCAAGGATTTCTGCATATTTTAACCCAACATTTTGCCATGAGTTTTCTGTAACAAAGTTTTTTGATTTCTGTAACAATGAGTTCCTGTAATCTCCAGATGTGAATACTTTAGCGATCTCATCAGCTAATTCTTCTGGATTGCTTGGTCGTGGAACAACTCCATCGAGATCATCAAACAAATGACAGTCACTAGCGATCACGGGAATGCCATTTGACATCGCCTTGCGAATCGCACCAGATGCCCCATAAACCGTATTCTTCGGATCGTTCTTGTATGGGAAGACCGCCAACTTAGCAGTCCTCAAGAAGTTCTGCATGTGCTGCTCAGACAAATAGCCACGCAACACAACTACGTTATCTTGTAACCCTTTCTTTTCAACTAGATCTCTAATCTCATTGTAATATCGAGCCTGAATTGAACGTGTGTGATTGCTCTCGCTGCACAAGAAACAATAAAATATATCCTTAAACTCTTCTGATCTGTTCTTCAATATACTTACAGCCTCTATTGCACAATCAAGACCTTTATAATCAAAACCAAACCCAAATTGAATAATCGTGCGTTCGTTTTGAAATATATTCCACAATTGCTGTGTGTTTTCATATAAGTTGCAACCATGCGGCAAAACAAAAACTTCATTACGATGACCCAGCCTCTCCAAACATATTTTTCCATTTGGATTATGAGTAATGATGTTTTTGATATAAGAAGTGCAAATTGTTTTATCAAGATGCTCATAAACCGAATGCAAAGTAATCACATAAGGAATGTTATTAAACATTTCAAGTAATTTAAGGAAATGAGTGGCTTTTGGAAAAATTCCAAATTCATGTTGGATGAATATTATGTCTGGACCATAATCAATGATCTGTTGAGCTAAATCAATGCAACTCTGCCCACGTTTCCAACAGCGTTCAACATCATCATGAGCACCTTCCATAGTTTCTGCAAATATCTTGACTTCTTTGACATGTTTGCGAAGTTCTGGAATTAGTTGCTCGCTATAAGTTGCGATTCCACATTGATCGCCCCAATTACAGATCCCGGCAACCTTCAGTTTACTCAACGGCTTTGCATTTCCTACAACAACCTTCTTTCCGACCAGAGACTTGTTTTCTTCCAAGCCCGGCACATAAATGGTTTTGTTGCCGCCGATACGAATGGCTTTATCTTTAGAAACCGCCTGTATCATTCCTGCTTGATTGATCGAAACGTACATATTTTAGGCTTTCCCGCAATAACTTTTCTTGTGATTTTTTAGCTTGTATTAATTCTGGTTTTTTATCTGAAATCATTTCATTCACAAGAACTTTCAATTGAGAAGAGCCAAAACTCCAATAAGAAAGACCGAAATTTTCCAAGCCACAAGTATTTAGGAATGATTCATTTTTATCATGATGCAATAAATCAATAAAAGGTGTGTCGGATAAAATACTAAAAATTGTTGAGTGCAAACGAGTGCTAATTACAACATCACAAGCTGCAATGACATCAAGGGTCTGTTGGACAGACAATCTTTCGTAAATTGAAAGGTTTTTCTTCCAAAACTTGCAACGACTTGAAATTAACCCGTTTGTTACCCTGTCGTCATAAGGAGCACCGGTAGACATGGGAAAAAATACAAAACTAGCTGGAGTCGAATCAGCTACCGCAGCAATATCTTGAGCAGCTTTATTCAATGTAAGAAAATCTCTGGCAAGCTGTGCGTCCTTAGCTTGCCCTAAATGCCCGTTAAGAACAACTCCTACGACTTTTGAATAAAGATCGATCTTGTTCTCTGAAAACATCGTCTGCAACAAATCTTTTCCTGCGGATGGGTTTGGTTGAAGGCAAAAAGCCGAATCAGCCCCCAAATAACAAGGAACGTCATTATCTCTTAAAAGCTGATATGAGGATTTATCACGAACAACAATGCCGTCAAATTCTTTAAGAAGTGAGAATGGTGAGTGATTATTTGCAGATGCGGAAAAGACATATCTCTTTTCAACCTTAGCATCAAGTGCAATGCGAACATAACTCTCAGATAAAATGTTTCCGCCGCCGAGAATACAAACATCAGCGGTCCCAGTATCATTGAACACAAAATCGTATTCAGGAAACAGCATTGGAAATGTAAGTTTGTAGCTTTCATCGCCAATATTGAATTTTCCATAAAAGCCAACTACCATTACTTTTTTCATGAAAACTCCGACGATTAATCAAACAAACTCGGCGATCCATTTCACATACGTACTTTCTGAGGTAATATTGGCAATCACGACAAAACCTTCTGGTGTGTTGTGTGTACTAATCATATTAACTTGACCAAGACAGCACTGTATTCCCTCATGATTGTCTAGGTTTAACCATACATTACGTGGCTGTTGTGTTGTTGGAACAAACACCTCACTCCATCCATGACTAAGTTCCAAAGATCCTTTTTCGTGCGGATAGTCTCGATATGGAACCATAACACGCACAATTTCAACCGGTCTTCTAATTCCGCCCATCAGTCCCCCTATGTGCCATAAAAGCCGGGAATGCCCAGCGATCTGCACTGTTTGTTATAGTTTAAAATTACTAAAAAAATAGTAATAAATGCCCAGCGATCTGCACTATTTTCTGCAATATACAATCGAAATAATTCTTCTTGTTTTATATAAACATAGCATTATATAGCATTATTGGCTAAATAATCATAGTCCGAAAGCGAAACCAATCCAGTTCTCCAAGACTTTTCTCTCGTGATTTTTTTGCCTAGAGACTTTTGGGCATTCCAAATGATTTGTTTGCAATAAGTTGTAAATTTTAGATCCAAATTGAGGACTTTATCTCGCTTTGGTCGCTCTTTCTCTGGAACGTACTTATTAACTAATTGATCAAGAATGATTTGCTGATGCAGACCAAATTTCTGACGATTAGCTCCATGACGACGACGATTTTCCCACAAAATTGTCAGCTCGATAAAAACTTTCATAATGAACTTATCTTTGATGTATTTGTTAAGAACATCAAAACAGCTTTCGATATATGTCTGCCTTTTGTAATAGCTGCCCGCCCTGACTAAGGCAATTCTTAGCTCTTGAACATCGTCATCTGGGTCATTGACATTGGCGTTATTGGCATTTTTTCTTTTGAGTTCCCATGCTGCATAATGCGCCAATTTTCCGAACTTTTTATCCAAAACCTCATATTCCGAATCTGTAATCGGAAATAAATTCATAATATTTTCAAGCGTTCCTAACATGTGCCTCCTTTAATTTGACCACTTTTTTCGAAAATTCCTAGTTGTTCCATAACACCCTCATATCATCGAGTCTAACTCCAAATTTGATCTCGACGCTCATCTTCAAGCCGGGACAAAGCCGTGATTCTGCCTCTAATGTATCTTTCATTATTCTGTAGGTGTTTTTTGCTATTTGTGTAGAACAAATTACGCCGTAACCGTCATGTATGCTGAAAGCTAATTGTGCTCCAGTGTTGTTTAATGCTCGCCAAAGTTCAATCAATTTCTCTTGACATACTGTGGCGGACACAGACTGTACAACAAAATTGCGAGCTAAGTAGGCTTTATTGGATTCGTATTTTCTTGGTCTTCCAAAATGATCTTTAACTGTTCCTGTGTCGCATGCAATTCTTTGTTTCTCTTTAACCCAATTAATAGCTGTCGAGAAAATAGAATTTATATTTTTTATTACGCTAACTGCCGCTGACTCTGGAACTCCTAACATATCTGCGAGAGATACAGGTCCAAGTCCATATACGACAGGTAGAAACATCTTCTTTGACATTTTGCGTTTAATCTCTGTGTCGCATGGCAAGCCAGTAACAACTTCATAGATCTTGCAATGTAAGTCTTCTCCTGAATCTAAAATTTCTTTGAGTTTATTGTCACCTGATAACCATTGCAAAACAACCACTTCGCAGAACCGAAAGTCAGCAGTTGCGAAACGAAGGCCGTAACCCTTTGTTTTCATAACTTTTTTAACATCTGGTCCCAAGTTGTGAGGCAGGTAGCATCGTGAAAATTTCTTAGAACAACTTAACCTTCCGTTCCTTTGTCCCTCAATTTCATAGTAGGGATGCTCGGTGCGTCTGGTCTCGCTGTTTAATAATCCTGTCGTTTCGATTGTTGGTAAAACTCGATAGGACAACGGAATGTGAATGGATTTGTATATATCTTTCCAATCATTGTTTTGAAAAACGATGTTAATTCGATTAGATGCTTCTACAAAATTATCAGGGACATTTTTTTGAATGTCCAAAAAAGCTTCAATGACTTTTAGATCAAGAATATTGTTCTTTGGTGTTACAAATTTTGTAGTATGATATTTGCAAAAGCTTGCTAAAGATTTGAAGTTCCAAAAAAACACTCTAGGCACAAACTCTTTATTAAAAATTGTGGCGTCGAGAAGACCCATAACAGAAGCTGTGTTGCCTGATGAAATATCTAACTCCACTCGTGAGTTTTTACCACAAACAATAATCTTAAATAAAATACTGTCTGTAAAATCCAATGTTTCTGGTTCTGTTTTCACAAAAACCACTTCATTGGATTCCAGTAGTTCAGCCAGTAAAATTGATGTCTCTTCAAGATTCATACTCAAATCTTATCAGATCAGAGATTCCGAAACTACCCTGAATCAATTAAATACTTTGTAACTTATCTCAGTCGTGCCTTGATCCTGATCCTGTTGAATGGCATAAGAACCTTCAGTCCATAAGGGATGCCATGGTTGTGATCATAATAGATATAAAAAATAAAATCACTTTATATTTCCTTAAGTAATAAGGCGATTTACAAAGTGCGTGCATTCTCTACACCCAGTGAAAATGACTCTCACTGCGTCTATTATGATACAACTTGAAGTTGTTTTAATTGATGGTAGTTGTGCTTCACACTTGGGTGATTCCCAAGTGATAATCACGAATCTCCTAACCAGATGACCTGCTCGTAGCCCCGGCAGCCGCTTTAAAAAGCAGAACGAGCATTCATGGCATCGCCGGGTTTAGTGATCTGGATTACCTAGATTCTTGACACAAGACGCTGAGTTCCCTAAACTCGTCCGGTTGCGGTAAGACCTACCCGCTGTCAAGGTTTTTCGCCGGATTTCAAGTGACCATCTGACCTGAAATACCCGACCTGTTAATTTGAAAGTAGCTTCAACTCTAATCTTATCAAGTTAACTTAAAGAAAGCAAGACCTTTTCTGTAAAAAGATCCATTGTTATAAACTTTTAAAACAGATACAGTACATGCTCACAAGCATAAATATGAAAATTCTTTAATTGTGCTGATGTTATTCAGCAGGATTGCATTAATGCACAGATACGACGCTATTTTTGAATGGAATATGACTTCTCCAGAGACCGAAGCCTTTAAATTGGCTGTTCTTTATGAGCAAGAATTCTTAAGATTGTTCGAAGGAACAGAAGAAATTGATGGACAAGGGTTCAGAAGAAATACAATTCCAAAACGTGGAGACCCTCGAAAGTCAGATTTGTTTCGCCAATGCTGGAAACTCCGTCGAGAAACAAGAGGTTTGTTAACAGGAGAGCAGTACGTTAATTATGTTAAGGCTAATTTGGCGATATTGAAGATCAACAAATCTCATGTTTCTCCCAATGCCATTTGCGGAGACAAAGCGTGGATTAGATGGAAGGTTTGGGAAAGATGGTACACTCAAAAAATGAGCGAAAAATCTTGTGTCGCACCACCACCATCTGTATCGACCACAGATCCGAAGATCATTCGAGAAATTGATAGAACGAAAAAGTTTTTGTTCGAAAAATGTGATGGAGAACCATCATCTGAAAAAATTCGTGGATTCATGGAAAATGGATTTTTTAAACTTTGGATTGTTTCTGGCAAGGCTTCAATCTATTATGTTATGATGTCTCCATATGCCCAACCATTCATCAATGATTTAGCTCAATCGTGTTCTTTTGACCCTCCAGTGTTTCGAGAAAAAATAACTTCTGAAGTAAGGGATTACTTTCATTATGAGTTCAATCACGAGTTTGACAGAATTCGGCTCCCTTCAAATTGATGGAATAAAAATTCCAATTCACATTGGATTGGTTAAAAACATCTCAACTGAATCACAAGACTATAATTACCGTCCTGTTTTTTCTTCAGAATTATATGGAATTCTGCGGTCATCAAGAAATTATTTGACAAGTATAGTTTTTTATGAAGCAGGGGATCGTAATTACTTTGATATTTGTTATATTAACTGGGAAATGAATGGAGAGGTCGAACATTTTGCATTAACAAAATATGAAAGTCATAGACTTTTTGACTTTTATTGCAATATGATTAAAACCACAATTGACTGGAAGGAGTACGGATTCTAATGCAATTACTTGGAGTTATTTTATTGGTTTTGGCTATAAATATTTTAGTTCGTTCTATGTCACTTAAATGGCGTAATCATGATGATTGCGATGATGATTAATGACATGTATCATTGTAATGGGTTGTTTTCGTAGCGGAACCAGTGCAGTAGCTGGAGCCTTGCGACACATTGGAGTCTTTATGGGAGATCAATTCGAACAACCAAACAAGAACAACAAAAAAGGGTTTTGGGAAGATCTAGAATTTAAAAAAATCCTAAATCAATACGAAAATTGTGATACATCCGCAAGTGAATTTTGCAAAGTTCTTGTTGAACAAAGAATTTCTCAACATGAAATTTGGGGATTCAAAGACCCGTTAATTTGCAATCATCTTGGGCAATTCAACTTCATCGATTCAAAATTGATTGTCTGTCGCAGACCAGTAGAAGATATTGCATCTAGCATGGGCAGAGCCATTGGCGTGAGTGCTAGAACTGTTTTCATTCCGCTTGCTGAGCACTATGTAAAAAAACTTAATCAGTCATTAAAAGAATACACTGGACCTATTTTGGAAGTTCATAAAACAGATTCGATGTTACAAATTTTAGAACCGATTTGCGAGTTTGTTGGATTACCTTCAAATCAATCGGCTATTGATTTCTTAGTTTTGTGATTTCCACTTTAATACCGCCACATCAAAATAAGCTCTTCCTATCTCTTTCCCTTGATGATCATCGATTATAAAAATTGGTCCTTTGTTTGAGTGTTGGCTCATCTTAACAGAATAACCAGTTCCATTAAAGGTGTGCCATTCTCCTTGATTTATAGTGTTTTCCATCCAATTCTTGAAATTCATGATTTTATCCATTAGTAATATTTGTAATGTACGGCAGCAAGTTCACTGATTTCATCTCTTCCTTGAGATGGGAAGCAATACACATCAAGATCTGATGGATTAATTTTCCATGTGTGCGGACCACCAACTGGTGATTCGATGTTATAATTTGTCATTCGAATAGTACCACATTCTGGATCATAACTAATCATAGTTTGATTTTGTTCTACACGTCTTTGGCTTTTTCCTTCTAAGCCATGTCCACGCACGCCCATCTTGATAATATAAGCGTGATCATTCACTTTTCGAATTCCTTCTGGAATGAATATGTTCTTCATTACCTTTTTGACTTTCGTGTAGATTTGCTGTGTAAGATGCTCAAGATCTGTATAATCTATGATTGGAGACTCAAGTGGGACTTCATATGCCTTTGAAAGTTCATTGTGAATTTCTTGAGAGACAATCTCTTCTAATCCGCCGTAACCTTGTCGATTTAGCTGAAACATCTTTTTTGATAACCAGCGATTGTTACCTTGTTTGTCTTTGCCAAGTTTTTTAACATAAAATGTGTACCCTGTATCGACTTCTAGTTTTATGGCTCCCGGTTCGCTTCCCCAACGAATTTCGTTCATAAAAGGCATTTGTGGCTTTAGGTTTCCAATGGATTTCTTTGACAAGAGTTCCATCATCAATTCGACATTGAATTGATGAATTGGGCGATCAAGCATACTTTGGTCTGGAACCGTTTTATCTTTATTGCGGTCAAACCCAAATATATCTGTATTTTCTATAAATTTTTTGAATGTCAATTTTTCCATTGCATATTATTTACTGTGTATTGACTTAATTTTACAAGAAGGTTCTTTCTTTGTGAAATGGCTGTTGGAAAGCTAAATAATGACATGGGAAAATTTATCATTTGGTTAGAAGATAACGAAAGTCAAAAGAATCAACAGATGAGAGATATCTGGTCTGATACTTTCAAGGCTTTGGGCGTTAATGGGTTGTCTGATGAAGACGCTGCATATCAGTCTCTTGGCAAAATCACATATGGGCAGCGTGCTGCTACAGGAGCTTCTAGCACTTTCAAAGGAAAAAAAGCTGCTTACAAAAGATTGGAAAATGGACAAATCTTCAATCGACTGTTGCAACTTCAAGATCCTGAAATTGTCAAACAAGTTCAAGATGCTAAAGAATGGCTTGGAAAAAATGATGATGACCCCAAGACTCAAAACAATGGCGATACAACTATTGCCACATTATTACAGAAAATCTTTGGTAAAACTTATCAGCAGTTGATTGATTCAGATTCTCCTACAGCAGATGATGTGTCTCTTAATAAGGCACCTCAAATGGCACCAAAAAACGACATGGGTCAAGGCGGTCCTGCTCCAGATATGCAACAGCCTGTTCAAAATCCGAATCAAATGCCTTCAAACTTAGCAATATGAAAACATTTAAGCAATTTTTTCAAGAGACGACAATTATTAGCGATTTACAAAATACAGCTAAAGGGGAGGGGAGAGTCCCTATACACGGCAAACCATTTGAATTTCATTTCTTCAGGCACAATAAGTCTGCCGGAAATTATGGAAGTGTTTTTGGACAAGATATCGAGCCTCACGGGCGATATGTGACTCAAATCAATCCATTAAATTACAACAAATCGCTGGTTTCGGACTTTCCTCACGAATACGAATCAGGAAAGATAAATTTCAAAAGACCTTATGTTTTGGAGTTTGGCGGCGGTTATGGAGCCGATACAAATTGGAAAATGACATTAAGCAAGCAATTCAATGGCAAGAAAGGCAAGAGGCTCAGTCAGGCTATTGTGGACGCAGGTTACGACGGCGTTGTGACATACACTAAGAGCACTGGTCCTAATCGTCCCGCACACACGGATGAAATCGTTGATTTAACAAGTTTTACTCCAAATATACAACAGTCTGTTCAACAGACAAAACCTCAGACAAAACCTCAGACAAAACCAATGGAACTTCATCATGAAAACATTTAAACAATTTTTGCAAGAGATGCCAATGAGCTTAAATTTTGCTGGCAATAATTGGAATGATTTAGAACAAAATGCGAAAGCGGGACAAGCAACAGGTCGTTTCGACGCTGCATCTACAAGAATGTTATATTCTAATAAAGCTAAAGCAAAAATCGTAAAAAGACTTGAAAATGTTCCTTATGATTTTAATGTTTATTTTGTTAAAACTAAACGAGGAATATCCAATACTAAAATTGATAAATCACAAATGAATTCGTATTACAATCAAATGGGCATAACTCCAGATGAAGCTCCGATCATTGATGGAAAAATTAATATGTTTATTTGTAGTTGGGAAAATGATCCTCCAACATCTTGGATGATTGTTCATAGATTTGCTCATTCTAACAACGAACTAACTCAATCCTTATACAAAATAATACACCAACATGGCAAAAATATGCACGGAATTAGAAGTCAATATCCAGAGTTTGACATCATATCAAAATATGGAACCATGAAATCTGCAACAACTGGAAGATTAGGTGCTAATGACGAACCTATTCACGAAATTATCGCACAATTTATTATGAATGGAAAAGTTACATTTAAAACCTCTCCAAATTCAATAATAGACTCACAATTGAAAAACATTGAATCTATGATTAATGTTACAATAAAAAGCGGTCTGGAAAATGCAGAACAATATGTTTATTTTTTATTCTAAGGAAATAAGTGGCTACAAGAAGATCTAAGACAGAACCAATACCAGTCAAGTTAGAAGAAGTGTTCGGAGAACCAAAAGAATTGTTAGTGGGCACTGTCTTTTCAAAAGATGATTCTTTACAACGAGGTTGGTTAGATCTTCAGCTTAAATTTCTCAAAGCTACTACACACAATTTTGACCATGTTACAATCCTTTACAGCGATGAAGAATCTGAATATTTTTCTTCACAGACTGAGGTTGTTCGTTTAAAGCCATTTACTTCTAACAACAACAGTAAGGCTCATGTTACTGGATTGAATTTTCTTGCCGAGATATTTCGCAGTCGTCGGACGATCTATCGGAATTTTTTGTTTTTGGACAGTGATGCTTTCCCAATCCGATGTGATTGGCAGAATGTTCTTGAACAAAAAATGCAAAACCATTCTGTTGCTCTTGCTATAAGAACAGAAGATTTAGAGACAAGATTTCACGCTTCTATCCTTTACTCAAAAGTCGATGCTTTAAGTAGATTAAACTTCAACATTGGACTTGTTGGAAAAGATCTTCTTGGAGATCCAGAGTCTGACATCAATATCGGAAAATTTCAGAGCGAAGATAGCGGAGAAGTTTTTTCTTTAGTCCGCAGCAATCAAGTCAATTATCATCCAGCACTTTTCGGCATTTATTATGATTGTTTTTATCATCATTGTTGCGGATCTGGAAGATCGTACAATTTGAGATCCAGAGACTATTGGGACATTTTCTGTGATAAAGATATTAACGTAAACTCTTATACCGAGGCATTAATGTCGAATCCAAATGATTTTATAAGAAAATTGGCCGGATGGTCTCAAGAAATGTATGCAAAAATATGATGAATTTTTTACAATTGGTCTATTTCTTACAATTGGTTGGAAATCATTTAAAAAAATCATAAATAAACAAGCTCAGCCACAAGCTCAGCCAATTAGTTTAAGTCAATATGCTGATAGAATCGGCGACATAAAGTGGCACCAAGTTTACAACACATTCGCAAGACAATATAAAGGATATCCAAATGATCCTAACGTCACAAAAATGGGACAAGCACTTCACCAAGCCGCAACAACTAACGATATGAATTTAATCGCACCTTTTTTGACAAATCAGAAAATAAATTAAGGAAAAATAATGACAACGCCAGACAGGGGTTAAAATAAAGGCATGAGATTCTACGAATTCCACCAAATTGTTAAATCAGAAAATCCGCCAGCACTCAAGCTGCAATGGGACTATAACGCCGATACGTTCCGATCATGGCTTATGTCTGAAGTTACTAAGGATATTGTCAGGGAATTGGAATCGTGGAAAGATGAAAATCCAGACGAACTGCCATTTCATGGACTATTTCCTGCTGAAAATGATGAGTCAATCACCCGGAAAGTCATTCCATTCACCGCTGATCCAAACGCAACAGGAATTTTAGATAAAATCAAAAACGCTGGACTCACTATCGACTTCAAAACAGGTACAGTGAGCAATGGACAACGTGCTAATCGCTTAGGTAAATTCGTATTAAACAAAAACTCTCCGTTCTCATCAGAAGAAAAGATTTGGTGGAACCGTAGCGGTGAACCGGTGCCAGAACTTCAAAGAACACAAAGCACTCACCAATACTCAATAGTTGTATCTCGCAATCCTGTTGATATTGCTCGCATGTCAGATCATGACGGATGGACATCATGTCATTCTCCAAGTCGTGAATATTTTCAATGTGCCTTAGCTGACGCTAAAGGTGGTGGGGCAGTAGCTTACGTCGTTAGAAAAGATGATCTAGCTGGCATTGACCTCCAAGAGCCAGAAATCTTTTCAGATAAAAGACGGGGAGTCAGTGGCGTAAACCCCATGTCCAGAGTGAGACTACGCAAATTCGTTCATAAAGAAGATGGATATGATCTCGCAGTTCCCGAAAATGTCGTTTATGGAGAAAAATTCCCCGGACTAGCCGATAGCGTAAGAGATTGGGCATTACAGTCTCAACAAGATATTCTAAAAGGTCAAAGAGTCCGTATGAAGGATTTCCGATTAATGGGCGGCAGCTACCAAGACACAAGAGGAAGCCGTTTATTTAACTATCTATTTGACGATGAACTCGATACTGGAGATGCTGATTACGGCGGCGAGGATGAAGGACAAGGAATGTTTGACCAATACGAAGAAGAAGTCGAAATAATTGAACAAGAATACAGAGATAAATTCACTATTTGTTCCTTTTATGTAGAAGTACACGACTCCGAAGGTCAACCATATGTTGATTTCAGCGGCACTGCATACATCAAAATTCCAGAAGAACTACTTCTGACACCACCAGATGAAGCAGATAAATGGGACCCAAAATCTAAGCGACGACAACTCGATGAAGGTCTCAAAAAATGGGCCAGAGAAAACGACATCTATAATGTCAATGAAATTAAATTACTTGATGACGGAGTGCGTATCGACATTTATTCTGATGACGACGATGCCACGCCAGATGGTTTTAGAAACTTCCTCAGACACAAACTCAGCGATATTGACGGCAGGAAAGATGAACTCACAGCCAGCTTGTATCACAAATTGGTCGAACTCGGATTAGCAACTGCAAATAAAGTCTCAGAAATTAATCTGGATGACGACAAGACTGATGAAGAACATATATTCCAAAACTTTGAATGGCAAGGCGAAAGCCCAGAAATCTCAATAGCACTCAAGCAACCAATGGAACTACCATCGCCGCCAACACCAAAATCTGGCGCTGCCCCTCAACACGAATATCCACATTGGCAAGATCAATTCAAAAACACAGTCACACAACAAATCAAAGCGTGGGCGAATAGAGTTTTTGTCAATCAGAAACAACAATTATCGCTCTTTCCAGATGCGAATGACCATAAAAAACCATTTGAACTGCATATCAAACCTGAGATCGAACTGAAGTCAAGTCAGAGAATATGGGAACAAGGACAACCATTATTAATGTATATGACGCTTAAATTCGAGACATTCTCAGATGATGAACATGTTGAAGAAGCAATTAATTTCGTTAAGTTTTTAGATAAGAGCTTCCCTAAATTTGAGAGTATGATACATCAGATATACATGAATTGGAGCAAAAATTTTTACAGGTCGATCATGAATCAGCAACAGTGGCAGCCTCAGCAAACTGGTAACTGGAACTCCACTGGGTTCTGGAATTCACAACAAGATTCTCAGTCACAACAAGCTCAGTCACAACAACAAGCTCAGTCACAACAACAAGCTCAGTCACAACAAGCTCAGTCACAACAACAAGCTCAGTCACAACAAGATTCTCAGTCACAACAAGATTCTCAGTCACAACAAGATTCTCAGTCGAAAGGTACGAAAAAACATGACAAACATTCCATTGTTTAAAGTTTTCATGGCTGATACCGCCGCTAAAGAAACAGGGGAAATTCTTAAATCTGGGTATATTGGGCAAGGTCCAAAAGTTGATGAATTTGAGAGGTTATTAAAGAGACATTTCAATAATGACTATGTTGTGACAGTTAATTCTGGAACTTCAGCCTTGCAATTAGCTGTTCATTTGATAAAGCCGGAAAATGGATTTTCTAATAGCGATGAAATCATTGTTACTCCATTGACATGTTTTGCGTCAATATCTGCGATTATAGCAAATGGTTGTAAGGTCAGATGGGCTGATGTTGATCCAAAAACATGTAACATTGATTTGGTTGATGTTGAGAGAAAACTTGGCCCTAATACAAGGGCTGTGATGGTGGTTCATTGGGGCGGAACTCCTGTTGACATTGATGAATTGTCAAGGATCAAAAAGAGATATAAAGAAACTTATCAAAAAGATCTTCATATCATTGAAGATTGTGCTCATTGCTGGGACTCTAAATATAAAAATCGGTTAATTGGCAATAGCGGAAATTTTTGTTGCTTTAGTTTTCAGGCTATAAAATTTTTGACTACAGGAGATGGTGGACTGCTAATCACACCTGATGCCTCTCTGTACAAAAGAGCAAAAAATCTCAGATGGTTTGGATTAGACAGAGATTCTGGTGCATCTTTTCGTTGCATCCAAGATATAGAAGAAAGTGGTTTCAAATACCATCTTCATGATATTGGAGCTACTATTGGCATAGAAAATCTATATCACATGTCGGAAGTTGTATCTAAGCATAAATCCAATGCGTCGTTTTTTAACAAAAATTTATCATCGGTTTATGGCGTTACTCTGCTTGAGGAAAGTCGGCATTCAGAATCAAGTTACTGGTTATTTACAATGCTTGTTGAAAGAAGAACTGAGTTTATTGCCAAGATGGAATTAAAAGGAATCATGTGTAGTCCTGTTCATGCTAGATGCGACAAACATAGCTGTGTTTCTGATTTTAGGTCATTTTTGCCCGGAATGGATTATTTACAAACACAACATGTTTCTATTCCTTGTGGATGGTGGGTCAGCGATAAAGATCGAAATTATATTGTCGATTGCATTAAAGAAGGTTGGTAAGAATGTTTAAGCACAATGGATTGAACTTAACAAAATTGCAAAGAGAAGATCTTTCTTTGTTGTTAGATCTGAAATCTGAGAGTTGGGAGACAACACATCATATTACAATTGCAACAATGGAAGATCAGGTTCGATGGTTCGAGTCTCTTGATAAAGATGTGCATTCACCTTGTAGCCTTGTTCTTATGGCTTGTGATAAAGAAAATTCAAAAATCGGAATATTCAAAATTTCCAGTGTTGATTGGGTGAATCGAACAGCGGACGTGGCATGGGATATTTTCAAGCCTCATCGTGGCAATGGATTCGGTAAATCATTAGTCGCCGCTGGGTCAACATTCTGTTTTCAGATTTTGAATCTTTGGCGTTTGAATTGTGAAATCTTAGAAACAAATACCGTTTCTCAGAAGTGTGCATTTTCAGCCGGGTTCGAAAAAGAAGGTGTCAAAAAAGAATCGGTGATCAAGCTTGGATCTTATGTGGATTCAGGAATTTATGGATTGTTGGCAGAAAACTTCATCGCTTTACATCCATTGTAGAATTAAGTATGATGCAATATTTACTGGAGCCAGAAATGATTGTTTTGAAAAAAATTATCTCGGGGGCACAGTCGGGGGCTGATTTAGCGGCATTAGAGGTCGCAAAGAAGTTTGGATATGAAACTGGCGGAGTCATGCCTTTTGGTTACAAAACTCTTGAAGGGTTTAAACCTCAGTATAAAGAGATGTACGGATTGACAGCCCATTCTTCCTCTAGTTATACCCCTCGTACTCGCCAGAATGTGAAGGATTCTGATGGCACTATCCGATTTGCATACAATTTTGAATCTCGTGGCGAGATTTGTACGTTGAAAGCCATAGAATATTACAAAAAACCTCATTTAAATGTGGATTTAAATGATGTTCTTCCGATTTTTACCGTTACAGACTGGATTTTGTGCCATAGAATAGAAGTGTTGAATATCGCAGGAAACTCCGAACAAACTTCTCCGGGCACTCATGAAGCCACAACTTGTTACTTAGAAAGTCTTTTTCAAGCTTTAAAGGACAATTAACCCAGATCGCTGGGTATTCCCGGCTTTATGGCACATGGAACACGGATGAATATGAACGAATTAGAAAAAAAATTGATTGTGTTAAGAGGGCTTCCGTGGACAGGCAAAAGTTATCGAGCAAAACAGTTGCTTGAAGAAGCTGCAAAGGATGGAATCCAAGGGTTGATTTTTTCAACTGATGATTATTGGCATCAGGTCAACTATCCTGACAAGCCTGATGAATATTCTTTCAACCCAAGATTTTTGGCTTATGCTCACAAGTGGAATCAACTTCGAGCACACCGTGCCATTGATATTGGCGAAAAGCTCATCATTATTGACAACACTAATACTGTTGCTTCCGAGTTTTGTTGCGGATATGCAAAATATGCTCACTTTCAGGATTACAAAATTTGTATTGAAGAGCCTACGTCAGAGCGGTGGCTTGAAATACGTGAAATATTGAAAAACAAACGAGCAAACAAAAAGTTGCTAAAAAATTGGGCTGTTACACTTGCTGAAGGAAGCAAGGGAATTCACAATGTTCCATTTTTTGCCATTGAACGAATGATGTGGAGATGGGAAAATAATTTAGATCCAGATTTTATATTAAACAATTGCAAGGAACTGCATACATAATCAAAAACACCATTTACATGAAGTGTATGATTATGTCAGGAAAGCCTAAATATAAAATCACTAAAGAGTTTCTTCATATAAATTATATTGATGAAAATAAATCAACTATTGATATTGCGTTGATGATCGGATGTTCTGTTAATACAGTAAATTTTTGGATTAAAAAACATGATCTGAAGATGCGAGGAAAAGGGACTCATCGGATAAAGAATATTGTTGGCAAAGAATTTAACAACTGGACTGTTTTAAGTCGTGTTGAAAGTGATCCAAAAACTAAATGTTCAATATGGTTGTGTCGTTGTAAATGTGGTGTTGAAAAAACTGTCCATTATGGAGCTTTGACAACAGGACAACGTAAACAGTGTAGAAAATGTTCTGCACTATCTCAGAGATCAAAAGACGCACTAACTTTTACATTTTGGAACAAAATAATTCAAGGAGCACAACAACGTAACTTGTTGTTTGACATCACTCGTGAATATGCTTATGATTTGTTTTTAGAACAAGGTGAAAAATGTTCACTAACTGGTTTGGATTTAACCTTTTCAGATACAACTATAAGTTTTAACGGAACTGCATCTTTAGACAGAAAAGATTCTAAATTTGGATATACCAAAGACAATATCCAATGGGTGCATAAAGATGTAAATAGAATGAAGTGGAAGCATAAAGAATTGTATTTTGTTGATTTGTGTAGAATTGTTGTTCAACATTATGACCAAAAGTTTTAGGAGACATGACATGAAATTGCGTTTAACTCTGGCGGCTATTCTTGTGATGGTCGTTTCGACCGTACAAGCTCAGCAACAAACATTTGAATCTTTGGTTGGCAAAGTTGATACAGGACCAGTGTCGCCTGATCCAATTGTACAAGTTCCGTTCATCACATGGGGCGGCGATGTTTCTACGTTCGTTGCCAACGGGGGACTGATTACAAATCCTAATTCCATTTATGGAAAATCAGGATTGAATTTCAAGCTGGTCCCCGGCGATGATTTTCAACAACAAGTGCGAGACTATATCTCAGGCAAAAGTCCATATCTTCGTGGCACATACCATATGGTGTCCTTGGCATCTGAAATAATGAACAAGGATGCTCGTACAAAACCTGTAATGATTATGCAGCTTACGTGGAGCCTTGGAGATCATCTTGTTTCTCGTGAAGGTATTAAAACAATCAATGATCTCAAAGGAAAAAAGATTTGCCTTCAACAAGGCGGACCACACATAGGACTTATTGATGATTCTCTCAAAGCGGCGGCTTTGCAATGGTCTGACATTACTGTGGTTTGGGTTAAAAATTTGACTGGCGAAGAAAGCCCAGCGGCAATGTTTCGAAAAGATCAAAGTATTGATGCCTGCTGTGTTATTTCTCCTGATATGATTGGTTTAACTTCTGGACTTGAATCTGTTGGTTCTGGAAGCGAAGGAACAATCAAAGGTGCTCACGTTGTGAATTCAACTGCATCTATGAGTCGTTCGATTGCGGATGTTTATATTGTTCGCAGCGATTATTTTGCCAGCAACAAGAATGATGTTGAAAAATTTGTTGTCGGCTATCTTAAAGCCACAGAAGAACTGATGAAAGGCAAAGAAGCTTACGACAGCGGGCGTGGTCAATCTCCTTCATATGTTGCGTCTTTGAAAATGGCACAAACCATTTATGGAGCAGCAGTTCTTCCAACAATTGAAGAAGATGCTCATGGTCTGGTGTCTGATGCAAATTTTGTACGCATCCCCGGCAACGAAATTTTCTTCAACGATGAAAATAATTTGACTGGTTTTGCATCACGTCAAACAGCAACGCTTGATTTGGCGGTTCAATTGGGATATGTGACTCAAAAGCTTGGATTTTCAAAAGCTGATTGGGATTACAAAAAGATTTCTGAAGAAGTCGGAGCTCCATATGTTTCACCAGTTTATTCAAAGGGTCGTATCAAAGCAGAAGTTACTGACTTCGGCGAAGACCTTGATAGCAGCACAATCTTTTCGTTTGAGATCCAGTTTAAACCAGAGCAGACAACTTTTCCTGCTGAAACATATGCTGCCGATTTCAAACGTTATCTGGAATCATCAGCAACATTTGCCAATGCGGCTGTTATAATTGAAGGACATTCTGATCCAACTTTGGCATTACAACATTTCTTTTGGGCGTCTAAAGCCAAAGGATTAATTACCGGCGAATCTGGAAATTACAAGTTCCGTGGTCAGAATCTTGATTTGGCTGATACTGGTTCTGTAGTTCAAGCCATTCAAAACGAAAATCTTGCTGGTCAAAAACGCAAAGATAACGGTGGTCAGATTGTTGAAATCCCTGACCCAAAGATCACTGTAGCAGCCGCACTGACATTGAGTCGCTCTCGTGCAGAGTCTGTTAAAAAGGCAATTGAAGATTTTGCTAAAGAAAGCAAAATCCAGTTTGATATTTCTCAGTCTTTGCCGAATGGCGTTGGAATTTCTTCGCCTGTCAATGCTCGTCCAAGAAACATGCAGCAAGCACAAGAGAACATGCGAGTCGTCTTCCGAGTGGTTCGGGTAAAGGCAGAAGCAATTTCCGCTGACGACTTCAATTTTGACAAGTAGCAGTTATCTTCCCACCTCTATACCGACACTCTTGTCCGTCAATGAGAGACCGGTGTAGAGGTGTATTTTTTGGAGCAATCAAGTGAAGAAAAAAAAGTATATTCTCTATGGAATTGGAGTGTTGCTGTTTCTGTTGGTGTGTGTAAAAGGGTGCCTTTCAATTGGCAGCATTACTTACTCTGATGGAGAGCGAACAGGAACTATTACTAAGTTCAGCCACAAAGGTCTTATTGTAAAGACTTGGGAAGGCGAACTGAATATGGGCGGATTGGAAGTTGGCGGAAAATCAACAACATGGACATTTTCTGTAGATGATCAAGCAATCGTGGAAAAGATTCAAAAATCACAACGTATAGGCGGATACTGGACATTAAAGTACCGTCAGCAATTATTCCAGCAAAGCTGGAAAGGTTCTACGGAGTATTTCATCACCGATGTCATTAAAGCTGAAAAGGAATAATTATGAATAAGTTCATTACATTTGTTCTGTTGACTCTCGCCTTTACGAGAACCGTTGTTGCTGATGATTATATCGTTATTGTGATTGATACATCCGGCAGCATGGAAGACAAAATGAGAAGTGTTGACAAAACACGCATGAATGTCGCACAAGATGCTTTAATTGGTGTTTTGTCAAAGATTCCTTCTACAACAAAAGTTGGAATTCTGACTTTCAATGGATGGGTTTATGATATTCAAAATGTTGATCGTGAAGAGTTAGTGACGGCAATCCGTTCAACAAGTCCAAGTGGCGGTACTCCTCTGTACCAATTCATAAGTGATGGTGCGACCAGACTTTTGGAGGAACGTGAGAAACAAGGAAACATCGGAAGTTATAAGTTGCTGGTCGTAACTGATGGTGCTGCCAGCGACAACTATCTGAATGAAGATAGTTTTTTTGGGGATGACAGTGAAAAGCCCGGTGTGCTGAAAGATATTTTGAATAGATCAATTGCCGTTGATGCCATTGGTTTGGATATCGCCGAAGATCATGCTTTGGCAACTCAAATAAATGGAATTTACATGCGTGGTGATGATCCAGAATCATTGAGCAAGGCGATTACGAAATCTGTCGCTGAAGTTGGATTCGGAACAAATCAAGATGCTTCCGATGAATCATTCAAAGAGATTTCTGAATTGCCAGAAGGATTTGTATTGGCTTCTTTGAAAGGATTGACAACTTTCTCTAATCAGCCAATCGGACGAAAATCACCAGTAGAAGTTGTCCAAGAAGACGGAACAATAATTATTGTTCCTAATCCAGCAAATGTGGAAAAAGGTGGTTTTACATTTTTAATTATGTCTATCTTCTCTTTTGTTATTGTGCTTGTTTTGTTTGTAGCGTTTGTTGCTAACAAGTCTGGGGGTCGCTAAAATGGACGAAAAGACAGCGATGACAAAAAGTCGCATTGCGGCGATGCTGTTTATTTGGTTTTCTCTTCTTGGTGTTGTATTGTTTGCTTGGAAATTTTGGGTTCATCCACAACAACAAGCTGCTAAACAACAAGCTGCTGAACAAGAACACAAAAATACCATTGAAAAAACAAGTGCTCCTTCACGTTTCAAACATACTGTTAATTTTGCTGTTGATTCATTTTCTGGATATGCGGCGATTCGCAGTAGTGCGTTTCGAGATGAAAATGCAAAATTTGGAATCAAGATCGAGTTGACAGATGATGGAGCCAACTACCAGCAACGCTTGAAAAAATTGGCAAGCGGCGAGTTGGACATGGCAGTGTTCACAATTGACGCCTTGATGAAGTCTTCCGCTGAATATAAAGATATTCCGGCGACCATTGTGGCTTTAATTGACGAAACAAAAGGCGCCGATGCAATGGTTGCATCAAAACAAAAATTTCCGAACATCGACGCTTTGAATTCTAGTGGTTTAAAGATTGTGTGTGCTCAAGACTCGCCTTCAGAAACATTGACACGAGTTATCATGACACACTTCAATTTAGATAATCTTCCAGAAAATCCATTTCAGTTTATGGATAGTGTTGATGCGGTTTATCAAGAATACCAGAAAACAAAGCCCGGCGACAACAAGGTATTTGTTCTATGGGAACCATACGTCAGTAAAATAGTCGATAATCCTGATTATCATGTTTTGGTTGACAGCAGTAAATTTCGAGGGTACATCGTTGATGTTATTGTGGCTCGTCGTGGCTTTCTTGTACAAAATGAAGCTCTCGTTGAAAACGTGGTCAAGTCGTATTTGAAGTCGATGTTTGATAGTCGCAACAACATGGTGGATCTTGTTTCTAATGATGCGAAACAAATTGGCACGCCTTTAAAGCCAGAACAAGCTCAAAAACTTGCTGAAAAAATTTGGTGGAAAAACACTCAAGAGAATTTTTCTCACTTCGGTTTAACAATTGGGAATAATATTCAACACATCGAAGAGATGAATTCAAACATTATGGATGTGTTGCTAAAAACCAATGCGATCACTTCTGATCCAACTAATGGTCAGCCTAACTTATGGCATTACGATGGCATTATGCGAAAATTATTTGACACATCGTGGCATCCGGGTTTTGGACCAGAAATTATCAGACAAGAGAAATCTCTGGCTGCTCTCTCTGACGAAGAGTGGAAAACATTAAAGCCAGTTGGCACACTTCAGGTTCCAAGGCTCGTGTTTGCTCGTGGCGGAAGCAAGCTAAATGATAGTAGTTTTTCTACTCTTGATAAACTTGTGGAAAGCTTGAAATCGTGGCCGCAATTTTATTTGCTGGTTCAAGGCAATCATGCGTCAAATGGAGACGCTGAAGCGAATAAAATTCTGGCTGAATCAAGAGCTACAACGGCTGTGGATTATTTGGTTAGCAAGGGTGTTGATATTTCTAGGATTCACATTGAAATATCTAAACCAAATGGCTCAACAACTGTTGCATTTGTTCTTGGGGAACTTCCTTATTAAATGTGGAAGAATTACGAAAACATCCTTCAGAATGATGGTCGGGATTCGTCAATGAAAGATTTGCAAAAACAAATTTTGTTAGAATTGTTAATCACACCGGCTACTGTGTTGCCTACTTTGATTGGCGGCAGTATTCTGTTACTTTCTCCTATGTTTGGCGGATACACTGCTTTCTTTGGTTTTGTTGGGTTGCTTATTGGATTTGGTTCATTTCTCACAAATCTTGTATTTAACTTAAAAACAATAAGCAATCGTGCTCTGAATCAATGGAATGCACAACAAACCAAGGATCGTGAACGATTGCTTGATTCCCTCGACAGGAAGCTTCAGAAAACAGAAAGTGATCGTGACGAAAACGTCTTTCGTAATTTGCGAGTTTTGTATAAGTCTTTCAGCGGAGATGTGGTTGGAGGCAAACTGAGTGATCATGTCCCTTCACAGATGTTGGATTCGATTGATGACATTTTCAAAACATGTATTGAAAAATTGCAAAGATCGTATGAGATACACAAAACTGCTAATACTATGACTGGCAAATTAAAAAAAGATTTGCAAAATCAGAGAGACAATGTGGTCTCAGAAGTTGAGACAAGTGTTCTTGAACTGTCCAGTGTGATCAACGAAGTTCGGGCATTAAAATTTAAGAACGAAACAAACGATCTTCGTAGGTTGCAAAGCAGATTGTCATCTCAATTAGAAGTCGCCAAAGCGACAGAAGAGGGAATGGCTTCGATCATGCGTGATGATCAGCGAATTGAAGAAACGCTCAAGGAATACGAGTAAACAACCTTTACTAAACACGTTTTATGCCCTAAAATACAGTACTAAAACAATCCCTCAACTAAGGATAAAATGATGTATCGATTGATCAGAGCTTTCTGGTATCTGGTGACTGGTCGTTTTCAAGCAGCGGCAGATTCACTTCAAAGTAACAAACATGTCATGACTGCCACTTATGACAAATCAATCACCAAAGGGGCCGAAAGATTCAACACTGTTCGCAACGCTGTCGCTCAGTTGATGGCGATTGAGAACACTCGCATTCAAGATATCAAAGATCTCAACGGCACTTCTGAGAAGCTTGCGAAAATTAAAGCTGGTTCTCAAGTTGCGATGCAGAAGCGAATCGATGCCTTGAGGAATTCTGGAAAGACTAAAGAAGAAATCCAACAAGATCCAGAATTCATCAAACACTCTGGAAATTACAAGGATGCTTCCAGTAGTCTTGATCAGACTACACAGCAGATTCACGACAAAGAAGAAGACCTCAAAGAGAGATCTAAGCAGATCGCTCAGTACAAGCTCGAACTTCAGGCGATGCAGAAGAATCAGGAAAAACTCAGGGAAGAGAAAAGCGAAGCTGTTGCCGATGTCGCTATCGCTCAACAAGCTCAGCAAATCGCTGATGTTCTCGGTGGAATTGCAGAAGACACAACTGACAAAGATTTGCAGGCAGTGCGGGAAGCTCGCAAACAGGCACAAGCCAAAGCAAAAATTACAACTGAATTGTCTGGCAACGATGCACATCTCGCTGAAAACGAATACTTGCAACTCGCAAGCAGCAGTAATACAGATAAAGAGCTTGACAATTTGTTGAACTGGGGCGAAGAGACATCTTCAAAAATGGAAGATGCTAAGCTACACGAATAACTTGGCGATGTTCGCCAAGTTAATATTACTTAAATTTAGGAGAACTAAGATGAAGAAAAATGCAATTTTTTCATTGTTATCCATGATGTTTGTTTTTACGTCTGGATGTGCCGAAAATAAGTCAACCAGTACCACTGCTGATGGCGGGACAGACACATCAATTGTAATACAAACTATGGCTCCTACTGGACCGATTCCAGTGTTCTCAGTGGCTTCGTCGGAATATCCGAGTTGGTCAACTCTGATGGTTGCTGCCAAAGCAGGACTCATTAATGGTGCCCAAGGTGGCGATCCGGGTACTCTTGAAACAAAATGGAAAGTCGATCTTGTCCTTGAAGTCAAAGACTACGATCCTTGTTTGTCTATGTTTGCTAATAATGTTGTTGATGCCGTTTGCATGACAAACATGGACGCACTCAATCCATCCTTGGGTCGTCCATGCACTGCAATTTGTCCAACAAGTACATCAGTTGGTGCAGACAAGGTGATCGCTGTTGGTTACACTAAGCTGGAAGAATTGAAGGGTGTGAAGGTGTATGGACTCTCAAAAAGTGTTTCTCAGTTCTCATATGTTCGAGAACTCGAAATTAAAGGTTTGAATCCTGCGGAATTCCCTTTTGAAAATCTTGATCCAGCCGCCGCCGCCATCGCTCTTCAGAGCGGCAGCGGAGAAATCACTGCAATTTGTGTTTGGAATCCGTTTGCTTTGCAAACACTTCGCACAAATTCAAAAAGTACAACTATCACAGATTCATCGGTTATCCCTGAAGAGATCATTGATATGATAGTTGTAGGCAATGACAGTCTTGCAAAAGACGGCGGAGAAAACTTTGCTGCACTTCTGTGTGACACTTATTACGAGGTTTGTAATAATCTCAACAGTTCTGACAAAGCCAAGGCTGATGCTACTTTAACGGCTCTGGGAGAAGATTTCAGCAATCTCCCACTGGATGACATGCGAATCATCGTGAAAGAAACTCAGTTTTACGACACGACAGAAAAGGGCATCACTCTTTTCAAAAGCGATTCTTTCAAGAACACAATGAAAACGGTTGTCAGCACATGCCAGAGAATTGAAATTCTGGATGAGACAAAGGCGGAGCCAACTATTGGCTACAACGACGATGGGAAACAGTTGAATTTTTCCACAAAGTACATGGAGAAGGTCGCTTCTAATTAGCCTTTTATCGGAGGAATCCCCGTCACGGCGAGAACGTGACGGGGATTTTGTTTGTGTAATCGTTAGGATCTTGTTTTTCAATGAGTTAAAAATTAAATCACGATCTATCAGAAATACGAAATTAATGTCATGAGAATTAAACAGCCGATTAAAAAACGATGGAAAGTTTTGTTGGGCGTGATTGGAGTTGCGATTTTGTTGGGTTCATATAGTTATTTGTCTCGACTTCAACACGCAAAAAATCCAACAGACACAACGATGCCAAATTTGACTCAGTTGATGGATGGATTGAGATTAGTGACTACTCCTCGTGAAAATAGTATGCACGCTGCGTTTGGAGTCGTTGAAGAGAAATCAAGTAATCCGATCATCAGACTTTGGACTCAAGCATGGAAAACCATGCTTATTAAAGATGGCTGGGCAACATATAGTCGCCTTGCCAAAGGATTAGTCTGGGGTTGTGTAATATCTGTTGTGCTTGGCACATTGATGGGTTGTTTTGAGAGTTTGGCTGGCTTTATTTTGCCAACCCTCTCATTCTTGTCAAAAGTTCCCGGAACTGCTATGCTTGCTGTGTTCTTCGTGTTGGCTGGAACTGGCGAGACAATGTTTATTGCCATGATTGGATTCGGAGTTTTACCAACACTAACACAATCTGTATATCTTTCAGCCAGAGACGATCTTCATCATGAAGAAATTGATAAAGCTTATACGTTGGGAGCGAGTAATCTTGAGGTGATTTGGGAAGTTGTTTTTCCTCAAATTCTTCCAAAAGTTTTAGACAACATTCGATTGCAATTAGGTCCAGCGATGGTTTTTCTGATTGCTGGCGAGATGCTTGTTGGTCAAGTCGGAATGGGATACCAGATTCGTATGCAACAAAGATTATTGCACATGAACGTGGTTTATGATTACATCTTGATTCTTGGTGCTACTGGACTGTTGTTGGACAAAGGGATGTTGTCCTTCCGTCAGTGGTGGTGCCCTTGGTATGATCGAAACAGATAACATGAGTGGAAAAGTCGTCCTGAATATTGAACACGTGAGTCAATGGTTCGGCAAAAACCGTGTCTTACATGACATAAATCTAAAAATTGTACAGGGTCAATTTGTTGCCCTTGTTGGTCCTAGTGGATGTGGCAAATCAACTTTGTTGAGAGCCATTCTTGGAACTCAACCACCAAAAGAAGGTGTGGTAGAGACAGATGGCGTTCGAGTTCTTGGACCAAATCGCAATGTTGGAATTGTGTATCAAAAATACGGATTGTATCGATTTTTGACCGTTCAAGAAAATGTAGCATTTGGTCCAAAGCTTGACAAAACTCAGATTCGTCATCGTGCGTTCATGCCTTGGCATTGGTTGCCGCTTAAAAAGAAACAGCATGAGGAGTCACAGGCGATGCTGGAAAAGCTTCGCTTAAAAGATTCTCATGATAAGTATCCCGGCGAGCTTTCTGGCGGGATGCAACAGCGTGTTGCGATTGCACAAGCTCTTGTAATGAAGCCAAAAATATTGTTACTTGACGAACCATTTGGTGCTCTTGATGAATCAACTCGTGAAGAGTTACAGTTAATGCTGCTTAAACTTTATCAGGAAAATTTGATAGCCATTAAGAGCGGTGAAGATCCACCTTGGACTGTCATCATCATAACTCATGAGTTAAATGAAGCATTTTACGTTTCTGATCGAGTTATTGGGCTGTCAAGAAACTGGTATGAAAATCACGAATATATGAAAAAAATAAATTTTGGGGAAGAGCTAGGCTCAACTAAAGTTTGGGATAAAGCTGCTCCAACATTTCATCCAGACGAACCAAAAGATATTACACGATTTATCACTATGCGTGACGAATTGAGAAATTCAGTTTTAAATGGGACTGACAATGTTGAGCGCAATGCTCATGTTAGTTTTTGGAATGACCTCGAAAACGGGGTCGGAACTGGCGTTGCATTTACAAAAGGAATAAGTCATGAGTAATAAAGCTGTCGAACAACGATCAAATGAAACAAATGTCAGTCTTGCCAAAAGTATTCAACAAAGTCTTGTAGAACTCAATGACAAGGTAGTTTTTGCAGAAAGTTGCACTGGCGGAGAGATTTCGGCTACTCTGGCAAGTTTGCCCGGAATTTCACAAAATTTGTGTGGCTCATTTGTTTCTTATCGTTCTTATAGCAAGCAACAGTGGTTGGGAGTTGATTGCCGAACTATCGCAAAACACACAACTGAAAGCGAAGAAGTCGCCAATGAAATGGCTAAAGGAGCTTTACAGAAGACTCCAGAAGCGTCATGGGCTCTGTCTGTTGTCGGTCACTTTGGACCTGATACTCCTTCAGATAAAGATGGAGTAATTTACATCTGCGTCATGCGTAGAACGAGAAAAGGCAATTTGAAGATTCAAGAAAATGTAAAACATCATCTTAGTGTTGTTGATCGTTCTGTTCGTCAAAAGATAGCAACAGAAGTGTGTTTGAGTACGTTGGGTCGAATTTTGATTAAACGTAAATCAGATATAAAATAATTGATATTGCCGTTGAGAAGATTGGACCTAAAGTCGTCACCGATTGATCCAGAAATTACTACTGCCACATGCGAAAAACTTTTCTTAGAACGGTGTAATAATGGCTAAAGTTGTTTTGGTTATTGGCTATAACGCTTCTGGCAAAAGCACGCTTGTGAAAGAGTTTGTTGATGCTGGATACAAACGCATCAATCGTGATGAGATGGGAGGAACTCTTGAAAGTCAAGCAGAATATGCTCGTGTTTCTCTTGATCATGGAGATGATGTTGTTCTTGACAACACATATCCAACAATTGAAAGTCGGAAGTCGATAATTGCTGTAGCCAAATCATTCAATGCGTCTGTCACTTGTGTTTGGCTGACCACAAGTTTTGAAGATGCGCAATTTAATGCTTGTCTTCGCATGGTTGGCAAGTATGGAAAATTGATAGAGCCAGAAGGTTTCAAGAAAATCAAAGATCCAAACTGCTTTCCTCCAGCAGCACTTTTTAATTATAGAAAGATTTTTGAAAAGCCTGCTTTGACTGAAGGGTTTGATTCCATCGACAAACGTCAGTTTGTTCGTGTGTGGCCTGTTGATTACACTAACAAAGCTCTTCTGCTAGATTATGACGGAACACTCCGTGTGAGCGTTGGTGAAAAAGAGTGGCCAGAAAAAACATCTGACGTGAAAGTTCTTCCGGGCCGCACAGAGCGGTTACAAAAATATGTCGATGAAGGATATTTGCTACTTGGCATTTCAAACCAATCTGCTATCGCCAAAGGACTTGATGAACAGAAGGTGATTGATTGTTTTAAAAAGACGAATGAACTTTTGGGACATGAAATTGAATTCATGTTTTGTCCTCACAACATCCCTCCTGTAAAGTGTTTTTGTAGGAAGCCACATACTGGCATTCCTGCATATTTTATCAACAAGTACAAGCTAAATCCAGCAGATTGTATTCTTGTTGGTGATCAAACAACAGACCAAACTTGTTCTACAAGAGCAGGAATGAAATTTTCTTGGGCCAAAGATTTTTTCGCATAAATGGAACATTTATGAGCGATCGCAAAACAGAAAAAAGTCGCTTCGAAGCAAGAGAATTCATAATAAGAAGAAGATCAGAACATGAGTTTTGTTAAAGCCCTTAAAAAGATCATCAACAGCGGACAATCTAGGTCAATTATTTTGACCGGTAATGTACACGATCTTTTCTTCGATGGAAAAAAATATGTTCCTTTGATGCCTTTTTTATCTTCTCAGTGTAAAGCTGATCCAGATTCAAAAAGCAAGGGTATCACTCAAATTTTGTTTGAGTTAAATCATCCAATTGAAATCGTTGGTCCATGTGCCGATGAATTCAAAGGAATTTGGTCTTCTTCAAATCAAAAATCATTAGATGATCGACTCAGCGAAAGTAATTCCAATGCGACTTTTGCATTAGAATTACTGCGTCAAATGGCAGAGTGTAATCGTCGCAGTAAGACTTCCAGAAACAATCTTCTGATGTTTATTGAATCAGCAGACATGTTGCTGCCAGAGGAAGAGATTAGTCGAATGTCGCTGTCTGATCGCAAGCGTGTTGCGATTATCCAAGATTGGTTCAGTGATCCTTTTTTTATGGAGGCTGGAGATAGCGTAGTTCTGATTTCAGAATCAAGGTCTGCTTTGCATAGTCGAGTCACTCGACTGCCACATGTACTTTCAGTTGATATACCGCTTCCAGATCATTCGGAACGTCTGGATTTTATCAATTGGTTTAGAGAACTGCGTTTTGACGTACATACAATATTTTGTACCATCAACCCAACGATTGTCGCAGATCAAACATCTGGCTTGTCGATCCACGCAATTCGACAGCTTATTTTATCTGGAGATCTGTCTCCTTCAAACATCAGCGGAAAAGTCGAAGAATACATGATCGGACAGCTTGGAGAAGGGGTCGTTGAGTTTCAACGTCCTGTTCACAAATTGGATGATGTGATTGGGTTTAGTCGAGTTAAATCATTCATGAAGAATGAACTCATTCCCGGATTTATGGATGGGTCAATTAGTGGTGCTGCTGTAGGTGGACCAATTGGTAGCGGAAAAACATTTATTTGTGAAGCTGTAGCTTCTGAACTTGGAATTCCAGTTATTGTTCTTAAAGCTATTCGATCAAAATGGTTTGGAGAAACTGATCAAATTTTTGAGCGTCTGCGTCGTTTGTTAGAGACATTCCATAAGGCTGTTATTTTTGTGGATGAAGCTGACACTCAATTTGGAGATATACAAGATGACAGTGGAGGCGGCACAGAAAAACGTCTGACAGGCAAGATTCAAGCGATGATGAGTGACGTTCGTCTTAAAGGAAGAGTAATTTGGTTCCTTATGACAGCAAGAATTCATCGTTTGTCTCCAGACATTAGACGACCGGGTCGTATGGATTTAATTATTCCGATTCTTGACCCAGAAGGACAAGACAAAATTGATTTTATTTCTTGGGCTTTTCGTGACATAGAATTAGAAAAAGATCTTTTTCTAATTCTTGCAGCAGTTGACGGCTATTCAGCCGCCACATTTTCTGCTCTTAGGTCTCGAATAAAATCAAAAGGATGTAAGACTGTTGAACAAGCACTTGAAGTTGCAGACGATATTCTCCAACCAGACATTGAGGACACACGTCGCTATCAAACACTTCAGGCACTGATGAACTGCACTCGAAAGAGTTTGTTGTTTGACAATTCAGTGACACCGTTGCAAGTCAAACAAGAACGAGCTAAGTGGAAAAATGAACTTGTTGAGTTAGAAAAAAAAGGGCTTAAATAATAAATTTAGGAACAACACGGATTTGACTCTGTGTCATAAATTATTTGCAGTTTGATGTCCTCTGTTGCAATCAGTGAACATAAATTTCGAACGGCGATTTCCCGCCGTTCGAAATTTATTCTAATGTTCTTAAAAATTTGTATTTTCTAACATTACAACATCGTGTCCTTCTCTCTTCAGAACTTCAATTCTCCATTCTGAATGTTTGCGAAGATAATCATTGATGTTAAACATAAAATCGTGATATCTCAGTTTCTCTTTATCGTTGGCTGTTCTCAATCCACGTCCCATCAACTGGATTACGTTGTGTGCTCCTTCGCCGCCAGCAGCGTTAATCAGGTCATGAATTTTAATATTGATCCCAGCAGTAATGATCTGTCTCATGACAATTGCAACTGATTTATCTCCTTCTTTCAAAGCGTTGATTACCGGTTCTCTTTCTTTAAGAGAATTGTTTCCCTGAATAAATTTTGATCCCGGAATCAATTGTTCAAGATAATGCCCTTGTTCAATTCTTTCGACAACAATCAATGTTCTTCCCGGACAAGTAGCTGTAAGATTTTTTACTACATCATGAAAATGAAAGTTTTGTTCGATGCCAAGTTTAACCGCATCTTGATATGGTTCGTGAATTAGACTTGGATTGTTAATGGGATACACAAAGCAGTTGCTGTTTGACAAAATATTTCTTTCTTGAAGATCTTTTGTTGTAAGCAATCCACTTTCGGTTGTTGTTGTTTTAAATACAGGTCCAAAATATCCTTTTACACTGTATTTGTGGACTTGATCAATTTTCTTTTTATCCCATTTGAACGGAGTGGCCGAGAATCCGATACGTATCGCCGCATTGGACATTTTCTTATAGCCACGAATTGGAACATCAGACATACAATCATGAACTTCATCCACGAGCAACACTTTGAATTTTGGCAACAAATTCTTTAATGATTCAAATGTTTGTTTGTGAACGGTGGCACACATGACAAAGTTTGGTTCTTTGTATTTGTCATACCATCTTCCAAGACCTTGCACTCCCCAATTATTCATTTCTTCCCAGTTCTGATGAACCAAGCTGGCGTTCTTTGTTAGAAATAAAACTGGAGTCTTTGGCGGCAATGACTTTAGAATAGAAACTAAAATGAACGTCTTTCCTGCTCCAGTTGGTGCCACAACAATTCCACGATTGTGCTTGAAACATTGATTTGCTAAGTCTGGCTGATAATCATGCAACGTGATTGGATTCATTCCTGTAGGAAGACATTGATTAAGGAATTGATCGTCAATTGATTGATTGAGCCATTTTGTTGGCGTTCTATCGTCAATGAATGTGTATGGTTTTTTTAACACACGTAGAGCGCCCATGATCTCTGGCAGCAAACCGGTTAAAAACTTTCCGGTTTTGAGATCAAAAAACTCTTTCCATCCATCCCACTTCTTTTTCTTGTAAGCAATGTTGTGCCAATAATTGGGCGGACGAAACCTGAGATTTTCGTGAAGCGTGTTGAGAAGGTCTCGATCTGTCGAAACCAATCGTCCGTATAGATTGTCTGCCTGTAACACCGTCGTGTGGTCCATTTTGCCCTTCCTTGGATATGTAGGATTATAGCCGATAACTCTTTAACCAGAAACCTCAAATCTCAGGCTTTACATGTCGAATATCTCATCGTAAAATCTGTTTTTCAATTGACGATTGTACTGGTGACATCGGAATGTTCATGATTCAGAATGTGTGACATTGACTCAGGGATTTTTCTAGTGTAAAATTTTGTGATCGTGTGTGCGGTGTGCTTCTTGATTTTTTAATGCCAGATTGGGGAAATGAAAATGCCAAAGTCAAAAACAACTGTTGATTGTGATCTCAACAATACAATTTCTAAAACCTTCTCTTCAGAGCAGGTTCGGATTGCCGCTTATCTCAACTGGGAAAAGCAAACAGGTGGGAATCCTGTTGACGAAGATTCCACTCGCCAATTCTGGCTGGAAGCAGAACAGCAAGTGACATCACAGGACAATCAATAGTCGAATTTGTCGCTAGCAACAAGGAATATGAAATATGTTATCAGCCAATGGTCGCAGTCGAACACTGTTTGAAGTTCTAGCTGGTCGGAATCAGAAAGACATGAGACCATTAGAATTGCAGTATCATAACCCGCTCGAAGCCAAAGTTGGTTGTACAGTTACTTTTGAACATGAACCTGAAATCGCTGGTATCAAATTTGTTGTTGAAAGCATTTCTGTCTACAAGACAAGGATTGGTTCAAAAGACTTCTTTCATACAGACTATCACCTCAAAGGAATCAGTCTTTATCACGACGACCCAGTGTGTTTGAGATTGCGGCTTTTATCCGATGATAAAGCTGACAACGGAATGCGAGTGCAAAAGTTGTATTTGCACAATGAAATGGAATACGATGAGACGTTTTACAAAGATCGTCTTGGCGATCCAAGCGGTGAAATTAAGCTTACGGAAGATGACGAAGGAAACGCTCTTGAGGAACCATATAAATATTGGCGTGTAGAAGATGTCATCGATCCATACAATTCTCGTTTGACTGTCCTGCGGGACGTAGACGGGGATGGAACCATCGACGATGAAGAACTTGAACACAAAGATGTGATTTACTGGGAGTATTCTCGTCTAACAGACGATGTAGCAGGCAATGAAATTACTGAATTCCTGACCGTTGAGATGGATAAGTCAACTGGTTATTTCAGGCTTCTTTGTGGAACATCTGTGATGCCGTCTCAAATTTCAGTGTTCTGAATCGCAAATGAAAGGTCCGTTGCGACCTTTCGTTTTTATTTTTGTATGTCATTGGATTAGGATAATTACATGTTTATATTGTTTTTGTTGCCGTTCGCCGTTGGATTTATCTCTTTCATTATTGTATCTCTGATCAAAAAAAATGGTCAGAAAAAATTTACTGCTGACAAGGATCATTGTCTTCCAATTTGTGAAGATTCAGAAAAGGTTTACAGCTTTGATAAGGCTGAAAATAAATTTAAACGGGGTTTCTCATGGTTGTGGCCGCTCTGGCCTCAGCTTCAGATCGATCCCACATCATCGAATGTAAATAAAGATTCAGAAAAAGATTTAGTAAAAGATTCAGAAAAGGTTTACAGCTTTGATAAGGCTGAAAATAAATTTAAACATGTTGCTACTTTAGGTGGCGATCGGGGTTTCTCATGGGTTCAGGTGAAGGACGCTGGACTCTGTCCTCAGCTTCACATCACTGCCAGCACTCAAAATCATGTTTCAATTACATCAGATGAATGGAACGATATTAAAGAAAAGATGAAACATAGAGAGTTTGTTGGATCGACTTCTAAAGAAAATTTCTTTATGCCGGAAGTTGGTCTAAATGAGTTTCGGATTTTGCCAATTTTGAACAGTTCTAATATCCATATTTTACGTCGTCAACATTATGTAAATTGCAAAGTTGCTCAATGTGGAAAACATTTTGATACATCTATAAAAAATAGATGGTCAGGCGAGTGTCCCTTATGTGATGCTTTTGAAAATGGAGATAACAAATCAAAGTATTTTAAGCCTACTGAAAAATTCTATTATAATGTCTTACATAATGGTGAAGTTAAGATGTTCTCCGCTGGCAGTGCTGTTCATCAGCAAATTGTACAAGGAATCGTTGGAAGCCTTGCAGAAGTTAACCCACTTGGAGACATCACAGATCCAGTAAATGGTAGAAATATAAAGATGACAACAAATATGGTTACGACCTCTTCCGGTCTTAGTTACCCTAATCACAAAATCAGTTTTTGCCCGCCATCGTCAATGGGTACAAAAAAATTCGTAGAAGAATCCATGAAAAGTTCATACGATCTGAATTTTGTTGCAAAATCTTGGAGCAAAACATCAGATGAATTATTGTCATTCAAAGCACAAGTTTGCTTTACATAGTTGCTCCAGTGACATACAATAAGTTTGTTTGGCAAAATTTCAACGCTGGAGAGTAACGTGAATCGTAATAAAGTTCGTGGAATGATCATCGGCGGAGCTATTGGCGATGCACTCGGAATGGCTGTCGAAACTTGGAGTCCAGAAAAGATCCTTGAGGTTTATCCTCAAGGTATCAAACGATTTATTCCTCCAACAAATCACAAGTGGTTTGATCCAGAGAAAACTCCGGCTGGAAGCACGACAGACGACACACAACTCACGCTTGCTACAATGCGTGGTTTTGTGATTGGTCAAAATCAAAATAAGGCAAATTCTGAACTAGATTTTGCTGACCATTACATGAAAGGCATAGCCGAGGCTCATTGTGATGCTATGAAAAAGACAACGGATGGCTGGGGACACACAACACGTGATGCCATCCGTCGTCTTTCCAATGGCGTTCACTGGACGCTCTCCGGAAAAACAACTGAAGCTAATCGTGGCACTGGCAATGGCGTGCCAATGAAATGCTCACCATTAGCGGCATGGTATGTATCTTCGATTGGAAAATCATTAATTGAATTTTTTGATTTTGACAAATTCTGTGTCGATTATTCAGCGATGACACATTACTCAAAGATGTCCGCTAAAGCATGTTATTGCCATGTAAATGCTGTTCATGTATGTTTGATAAACACGCCTTCAATTTTTAATCCTTCTGACTTTGCCCAAATTGTTTCACAATGTGCAGAAGAATTAAATAATGATGTATCTCATCTCAACGACGCTCCTGATAGACTTGAAACAAGAATGATGGATTTAATTCGTCTTTGCGACGATCTTCCATCTATGTCTCAAGAACAAATCATTACAGAATTTGGTAACGGTTCATGTTATGTCTATGACAGCTTGCCGTTTTCATATGCGTGGTTTTTGAAAAACCCGTTTTCTTTCCAAATTTTGGAGCAGGTAGTTATGGCTGGTGGAGATACTGACACTAACGCAAAAATGGTTGGCGAAATGTTGGGAGCATTGCATGGATTTGACGCCATTCAAACTTACATGCCATGGGCAATGGAAGAACTTATTGATTCCGATGAAATCTTGTCAGTAACTGATCAATTCTGCGATGCTTTCGGGATTAATTAACATGGAAAACAATAACACGTCGGATGCTGATGATCGAAACAAGCTTGTAACTCCTTGTGAAATAACAAAATTTGCATTATAACATGAAAATCGGTAATATCCCGATCGTCATGTATTCATATACTTTCAACGAATATGTTGTCCCCAATTTCATGCTAAAAACTAGGAATGGAGATCAATGGACTGTCGAATATGAGCCTTTGGATTCCACTCCTGTTATTCAAGGTTCTTTAGCAGGAACACTACATAATAACAGTGCTCCAGCCTCTGCTTTTATTTGTTTACGTGACGGAGGTGATTGGAAATTAAATGAACTTACAGGAGTGATAACTGCTGTGTTTGATGATGAGCCACATAGCGAACATTATCTTTATGTTAATTACGAGGCTGGAAATAATCATCAAAAAATTAATTGGTTGCAGGAGGGGTTTTGATTTCGACAAATGACACAACGATTTTGGCTATGCTAAGTCGCTATCCAGATATTTCAGTCGCAGAACAAGATGAATATATTTCTAAAATTCAATATGAAGAAAATATTCCAATTTGTTTGGCAGTGGTTGGAAGAATTTCCAAAGAAGAACTGACGCCTTCAGCAAGAGGCGTTTTTGATGAATTTTCAAGGTGGTCTGTAAATCGAACCAGAATGTTCAAAAACGAGCAAGTGTCAGATCGTTATCGCATGAAAGAAAATAGAACTGCGATTCGGATGGCACAGCTTCATCAGCAAGGAAAAATTTCTGATCAAGTAATGATGTTGTATGGAATTTCTGGTGATTTGCCAGAAAGAATAGTTTATGCACAACTTACCGAAACAGAAAAGCGAGAATTGTGGGAGGAACGAATGGTCAGTCGTCTTGGACCTCAATGGAGAAGGCATGTCAGTAATTTACCTGCCATATTCTGCGAAATACAACATGGCACTCACAACTGGCTTCAGGAAGGATTTTAATTCAACATTGTGTCAAAACAGTGGACAAGCTTATTTAAAACACTATAATCGTGTAAATTTGGAGATTCTTTAAATGAAGCTTTCAGACGCAGCGAAATCTGGAATCAGTAGATTGCGACGACCAATGTGGGCAAACAAAGACGCTTACTTAAAAATAGATCTCTTGGACGATGGCGTCATGGGACCGTGGTTCCATTTGTACGACCGAGGAATGCAAGAACTACTTGGTGAGCCAACTCCTCAAAGTTTTTTATCCACTCCAGACGCAGTACGTGATTATGTTGAATACTCCGGTGAATTAGACATGTCAGAAAAGATTTTGGTCGCAAAGTCTCAGGCATGAAACCTCTAAATTTTTAAGGAATTTCGTTATGGACAATAAAATTGTTCACATCATTGGCGGCGGAACTGTCAGCCATCTGGCATCCCATCTAGCAACTTGTGCTCCAGCTTATGGCGGCACTGCTCGTAGGCTCTATGAAATCTGCACTGGAAAGTTCTCCAAACTGGAGATCCGACTTCATCTTACAAAAATGGCAAACGCTGGTCGAGGCGATCTTGAAACAAATGGAGACATTGAGAGTCTGATCGACAAACTGATTGATGATGATCGAACTAGAATTATTATTTTGAATGCTGCGTTGGTTGATTTCGGCAGCACAGACGACAACAAGCACGGCGAGAGATATTCGACTCATAAAAACAAAGCCATCTCTTTAGAATTGTTTGCTCTTCCAAAAATTGTAATGAAGATTCGCAAGAAGCGAAAAGACATATTTTTAGTGGCATTTAAACAAACTTGCGGGCTGACTGAATCGGAGCAATATATTGCCGGACTCGATTTGTGTAAAAGAGCATCGTGTAATCTTGTTCTGGCAAATGATGAAAAGACACGATTGAATATGGTCATTACTCCTGAAGAGGCAAAATACCATGTGACTACCGATCGCATGGAGGCTCTTGTCGGTTTGGTTGAGATAGCAAAGTGTCGTAGTCATTTAATGTTCACTCGCTCAACAGTAGTGGCTGGCGATCCAATTCCGTGGAATTCTGAATTGGTTTATCCATCACTGCGTGCTGTGGTGGATTATTGCATCGCACAAAGAGCATACAAGCCATTCAATGGCTCTACCGCTGGACATTTTGCTTGCAAATTAGATGAAGACACATTCCTTACATCTATTCGCAAAACTGATTTCAATGATCTTCCAAAGAATGGATTGGTGAAAGTCATTACTGATGGGCCCGACAGTGTAACTGCTTATGGTGCAAAACCATCTGTTGGAGGTCAGTCGCAACGTATTGTGTTCCATGATCATATCGACTATGATTGCATCGTTCATTTTCACACCTTAATTAGACACGGCAGTCAAGTGCCCGTGGTTTCACAGCGTGAATTTGAGTGCGGGAGCCATGAATGTGGACGTAATGTGTCAACAAACTTAAAACGGTTTGGAAATTTAAGTGCTGTTTATCTCGATCAACATGGACCAAATATTGTATTTCATCATTCTGTTGACCCCGCTGAGGTTATCTCGTTCATCGAGGAAAATTTTGATCTATCGACCAAAACAGGAGGTTTTGTCAGCTTGTCTTCCTAGTCTGTAGATCATTTTCATTATTTTCTTTTTTCAACATTACGGAATTTAAAATGTTTTGGTTAGCTTTGTTGGTTTTGTTTATTATTAGCATATTTGCATACATCTTTATTGCAATTATTACAATGAAAACGAAACCACGATCGAAATATTCTGTTGTGCATTATGATGGATGGGGAGATTTTAGGATGGTTCATACATCTCAACTAAACCATGATGATGACAAATCTGTCGATGATGACAAATCTGTCGATGATGACAAATCTGTCGATGATGACAAATCTGTCGATGATGACAAATCTGTCGATGATGACAAATCTGTCGATGATGACAAATCTGTCGATGATGACAAATCTGTCGATGATGACAAATCTGTCGATGATGACAAATCTGTCGATGATGACAAATCTGTCGATGATGACAAATCTGTCG